AGCCATTGGTCCCTCCTCTCTGTCAAGAATTCTGTAACATTCACTAGGTCACGTCGTGACCCATTGTGTAACAGTCAGCAGACTGTCATTCGGGCAGGGGCATTTGCCCCCTTCCTGCCCTCCTAAACTGACTGGCTTCGTCGAAGCCTTCCCATGCCACCAGCCCGATTATGTAACAGCCTGGCCATGACCATGGCCCATTGTGTAACGGCATTGCATGCCAGGATCACCAGACAGCCTCAGCCAGGGCAATTGTGTAACCATTCCCCATCCCAGCAGCAGAATATCCCCAGCCAGGAAGCCCATGACCACCCCCATTGCATCTCAGGTGATCAGCCCCTGGAATACGGCCATTGTGTAACGGAACACAGGGACACCAATGCCTACCCATGCCCTAGTAGGCTTCTTCGAAGCGAGCTAATGCCGGCGTCTCTCTACCCTAACGGGAAGAGTTCCCCCTTTATTATGGCGACCGAATAGAGAATGCCCGGTTCATGCGGCCTGTAGGCCATTACAATGGCCAGCCATGGGAAGGATTGCATTACACAATAGGCTTGCCCTCACCCATGAATTGACAGGCCTCTACGAGGCTAGCCAGGCTCAGCTAGTGAGCTTGAGTTACACAATTCATCCTCACATATTGCCCCACTCCCCATGCCACACCCCTGACATTCAACCCCATGCCCCAGCTTCAGCAGATACATTTGCTTCGACGAAGCCTGGATATTTCCAGATCATGACGGCGCCTCATGGCCACCCTAGGGTCTTGTTAAATACCCCGGCTGGCTATCTGGAATTTGAAACTGGAAGTGGCCCAGTCCATACCCCCGGCGGCCTCGCTGGAATTTGAAAACGGATGCCCTCCCCAGTCACACCCCAGGCTAGTTTCCCCAGGATGCCCCCAGATATATTCCCCAGGCTGGTGCCCAGGAAGGGTGCCCCATGCTCATCTGAAATTTTGGCGGGGGTGGGTTTCTGAATTGAAAAATGTTGACAGGCCCCTGCCGGGGCTTCACAATGGCCCCACATTCGCTGCCAGAGAGGAGGCACCCCATGGTTTTGTTTATGTATGATGTTGACCCCAGCTCCCTGCCTGAAGGGTGCTATGAGGCTTACCTGAAGACTCCCCACGCCATCCGTGTTGCCCTGTGTGAGCTGGCTGACTGGGCTAAAGAGGGATGTCCTCGGCACCCTGTGTTTGGAATCGGTCAACGAATCTGCCACAATGTAGGGAAATACCTTCTCACCTTGGGGGATTACACCCCTACCGCGATGGTGAACTGGAAGCTGGAATACCTAATGTCCTGGGCTGGGTTTTCCAGAGGGCACCCCCTCCCCTTTGAGCTAGGTAATAAACGGGATGAGAAGGGAGAGTATTACGATAACCCCAACAGGTTGCGTTTCCTGGACATGGTGGTTATGATGTCCAAGATGTATTACAACGATGAGATGAAGCGTTTGGAAGGAGGGAAGAATGATGTGTGAGAATGTGCGTTTTGTACTGGCTGTGAAGCTCCTCCGTCCAAAGGTGAAGGAGGGGTTGGCCAGGATGGTCAAGTGGTACAAGGAAGGGATGCCCGATGACTTCACCTTTTCCAAGTACACCCGGCTCTGTACCAACATCCTTCTTGAGACAAGTGTTGCGCATGCCCTGGACGAAGTGTTCTGGGACTATGGCCTGTCATTCGTCCACTCGTACCCGTTCGAGGAAGGGAAGCGGACAGATGACCCGGAGGACATCTACAAGAACCCTCTACGGGTCCAATTCCTGCTGGATGTCGGTGCTGTGTTGAAGGAGGAAGGATATGACTGCTGAGCCAACCTACGCTGAACGTGTTGCTGATTTGAAGGGGGCCTGGGACAGGACTGACAAGGCCCTCCAAGAGGTGCTTCGTGAGTTCGTAGCATGGTACAAGGACGGGTGTAGGAGTAGTGACCGTTTCACCCGTTACTGGCGTATCTGCACCAACGTGAATAACCACTGGGATAGTGGGCCCTATGATGACTTCGAAATGGGCAACCTGTTCATCGCTGCTGGGTACCACTACGTCTGCTTCCCGTTTGAGCAAGGGGAGCGCCTGGATACCTCGGACAACATCTACGATAACCCTCACCGCAGGGAGTTCCTGGACCTGCTCCATGAGGTGATCCAGCAGGAGGCCCAGAATGGAGCTGTCTAAGCAGTTCGTTGCCACCCTGATGGGTGTGCCCGTGCCTGTGAAAGAAGCTCTCTTCGAGCTTGGCAAGTGGAAGCAGGAGGGGTTTCCTGATGGCCATAAGGTGTTCAAGAAGACTTACCGGCTGTGCGATAACCTGGTAGGTTTCCTGGAGTATCGGTCTCTGGACCAATCCCTCCTTGCACCGTGGTGGTCCTACACGTCAGCGTTGTTCCTGGCTGCGGGGTACCCGGGAGGGTCGTATCCCTTCGAGAATGGAGAATACCTTGACTGGGCGGATGAGCTGTACGATAATCCGAAGCGTCTGAAATTCATCGACATGTGTTGGGAGGTTTTGAATGGAAATGGGTGATTATGTGTGGAAAGAGCTTGCACCAGAAGTGAAAGAGGGGCTGTTGGCCCTGGTGAAATGGAAGGATGAAGGCTTCTCCGAGCATCCTTGCTTTAGCCGAAACTCTCGTCTGTGTAGGAATTTGGCCTCTTTCTTGGAGGCTAAAGGTATGCAACGGGGAGAGGTGATGGTACTGACAATCGAATCCATGTCAGGTTTATTCCTGGCTGAAGGTTTTAAAGGGGCGTACCCTTTCGAGAAGGACAAGAAGAAGAAAGACCTTCAGCACATGATTTACACCAACCCCCATCGTCTCGAATTCATTGAAACTTGCAGGAGGAAACTGGCATGACCCTAGACCTAAATAGAGCACCTGCTTCGGCTACCCACTACTCCGTTCGGACGGACTCTCCCTTTACAACCTTCTGGAGAAAGGAAGGTGATCTGTTTACCCGTATATGGGTAGCTGATGCAGAGGGTTTGCGTCTGCCAGAAGGGCGTACTCCCACACCTTACGAGAAAGGTGTTGCGAGTGTTTATGCCAAGCCCTTGCCATCCCCTCCTCAGGATGTAGTGGATAATCCTGTCATAGCTTCCTACCGAGAAGCGTTCAGCCCCGCCCCTCAGGTTGCGTCGGGAGAACCCCGGGCACGTGGGAAAGTGGACTACAGTAGTCTGGACAGCTACGTCTGGAGCCAGGCTCCACTTCAGGCCAACTTCTTCTCCCTGGGGTTGAACGGGGAGTTGAACTGCTGGCTGCGCGTTGAAGAAGACAAGATCGTAACGGTTTGGACGGAGCAGGGTACGGTGTATAACTATCGATCATCCGACCGACAACCTTCGGTACCTGGTCCGAGATTCCCCCGCCCCCAGAAGAAGGAAGAGGCCTCCCCTCAAGAGTGGGACGGTGAAGGACTCCCTCCTGTCGGCTGCACCGTCCAACTGGTGGACATCTCTTCTCCTGTGAGCCCGCCTTTCGATGAGTGGTTGCTTGGGGACTACCTGGAGGTGATCGCCCACAAGGAGGTTTGTGGAACCGTTCGTCCTGTCGTGTGGAATGACAGGAAGCAGACGGGATCGTCCATCCTTCCAAGGCTGATTAGCCCTGTGTCCCAAGAGACTCTGGCTGCCGAGAAGGAACGCCAGCAAGGTATCCAGGAAATGGTCTCTTTGGTGAGCAGCATGGACCTTGCCCGTGCCCTGGAAGTGCTGTATGATGCAGGCTATCGCAAACAGGAGGCCACCAAATGAACACCCATGAACGACTGCTACGTGCTGTGCAAGCTCTGCCTCGGGACCTGATCCCGTCCCTGCATGACCTGGTGGCCTGGTACCACTCAGGCTGCCCGGATGGGTCCCCGTTTAACACCTCCCGTAGGATATGCGGGAACGTATACCAACACCTCATCTGCGAAAGAGGGGTGAGTCCTGAAAGGGCCTGTGATCTGGAGGACTGCCTGTACTCTCTTTACGGGGCCTTCCTGGATGTTGACCTCAGCGACGAGGGGTTCCCATTCGACGACGAAGCGACAATCTACAAGAACCACTACGACAACCCGCTCCGTCAGCGGTTCCTCCGACTGGCCCTGGAGAAGCTTTCAGGGCCTAAGGTGGAGGTCAGTGAGATGATGGAAGACGCGCTCACAGCCGTGGCCCGCTGGGCCATTTTGAAGGAGTCCTTCCCCTGCTTCGAACCTCGGTTCCGAATCTGCTGGAACGTGGAGAACTACCTTACCTGGTTAGGGAAGAGCGAGGCAGAGGTCGCCAAAGCTTATCAGGAGTTGTCCAAAGTCTTCGGCGTCATGTTCCCCTTCGAAAGTGAGGAAGGGTTTGACACAGAGGGAGAGATTTGGAAGAATGATCGCCGACTCTCTTTCCTGGCTCAATTTATCTGAGGAGGTGATATGCGTGATGTGACCCGCTTTACTCAAAAGCAAGCCCACCTTTATGGTGGACGGCTGGGCATTCGAGACCTCCAATTGCACCTTCAAGGGCAGGGGATGAGCGCTGATGAGGCATTCCATAAGACTCGATTCCTCATTTCCAGCTCTGGTGTGTCCTTGCACCACTCCACGGTTCGAGACATTGCAGGTTACTGCTGGAGTGCGGGATTCACTTTCGTGGATATCCTCCCTCTTCTCCGGGCTCACGGGTTCAGCCCCGCCCAGTGTTGGGATGAATTTCTGCGGGTGTGGTGGTGGTGGGAAAACAGTTACCGCCAGGACATGGAGGGCAGTTTGAGACATGAGTGACATTTACCAAGCTCAAAAGGAATTTGCCAAAGCCTGCAATAGCACGTCTGTGGCAGTTTGGTGCAGGTGGACCCAGGCCGGAGGACTCTGGTTTTCTGACTGCGGCATGGAATGGGGCTTCATTGAAGACGGCCCTCAAGAAAATGAAATGAACTACTGCCCTAAGTGCGGTAAGATGCTACTATCAAAAGGATGGAATGAGAATGCAGGGAATTAAACTGAGCGATGCCATAGTTCAGGGCATGGGCAAGGCGATTTCAACAGGAAAGCTCAGCACTATGTGCTACCACTTGATAGACCTATTTCCTGAGGGGCACCCTACCCTGAAGGCCTTCGAATGCTGGCTGAGCACCCATCTACGGACGGAAGACGGGGGCTTCAGTTTTGTCCGTACCATGCTTGAGGTTAACTTCGCGGAGCTTAACCCTGACATCCTCCTTACCCGACGAGACCTTGGCCATCTGTGGTGCAACTTCTATGTGTGGCTGTCTTCGACATGAAGCGAAAAGGCCTTTGACACCTTCTGTTTAAAATTACATTCCTGGGAGGAATAGATGAGCGAACGACTTCGGAGACTGGAGGCTGAGTATTCACGTGTTGAACGTGAATGGGGCGGCCTGGCCAGGTATGAGCTGGAGATGCTCAGGATACAAATCGATTCTGAAAAAAGAATCAGTGAGGGTAACTGGTATCGGTCAGTCTTTGGATGTGGGAACGCATTCCACGGGAGGAAGTACGACTAGCTTACCATGCCAGACGTTCAAGGGTGCTGGAGGGGTTGACATCGGGTAGCCCCTCCGGTACCTTGTTTTCTTGACTTTAACTGAGGAGATTCCAATGAAAACTTATGAAGCTTCTGTGCTGTTCGATGCCAGTCTGGCAGGCTCTTTATCTGTTGAGGCCAACAGTGTTCAAGAGGCCATCAACCTGCTAGAAAACAAGGTGGGTTACCACTCCCCAACCTTGTGCTACCAGTGTGCCGGCCACCTGGACCTTGGGGACATGACGGGTATGGTGGTATACTGCGAGGACAAAGAGGTAGCAGACACCACCTACGCCGGTGAGGTCATACGCACGCTGAACAAGAAGGTGAAAACCCTGGAAGAGGACCTCAGCAAGGCATACAAGCTGCTGAGTGAAATCCGTCCCAGCATCCCTCAGGATGTCCTGAAGCTGTGGTGTGAAGACCGAGATACCATTCTCTCTGGCATGAGGAGTGCTGAATGATGGAAAACCGTAATGGGGCCGCTGAAGCAGCTTGCCCGAAGTGCGGAGGCTCTGGTCACGCGGATTCTGGAGGTGTTCAATCTTGGGGTGAGCCTATCTCCATCCCCTGTGATTGCCTAACCGAGCAGGAAGAGTTCCTGGCATGGGCCAATGAGGAATACGAGGTTGAAGAGGGCTACGAGTTGAACGAAAGCAACCCCGCCGTAATGGAAAACAAGAAAGGCTGGATGGCCCGTGCCGCCCTGCCCAAGCGTTCTAAATTCCGCCAACACCTGGATGAGTGCGCCGACGAGGTTGATACTTGGCCCTCTTATAAGCGTGAAGCCCTGAAGAACCCCTCCCCGAAGTGCTCGACCTGCCACGATCAAGGCGAGGTGTTCATCGGCCCCGGAAAGGTCGAATCGCACATGCTGGAAGAGCCGGAACCGATCTACGCACCGTGCCCTGACTGCGAGCAACCCTCCCCGTTGCAGTCCGAGCAGGCAGAGGCGGAGCGGCCGGAGGTAATCAGGGTTCCGTCATGTGAGAACAGTTATGGCTTCGGATATGTGGACGGAAGCTGCCATGTTGATTTGCGGAAGTACCGCAATCACCTTGAAGACATCCTTGATTCGCTCCCGAACGATGAACCACTGATGACCGTCTCCCAGCACGAGCGCATCGGCGAGGCTCTCCGGTTCGAACGCCAGCAGATGGACCGCGCTTTCACTACGTGCATCAACGAGCGCGACGCTGCCCTAACCAGGGTGGCGGAGCTGGAGGCGAAGCTGGCCGAGTTGGAGAAGCAGAAGCCACTGCTACACATCAACCCTCTTGTGGTTGACGAGTTGTTGGGACGGGCAAAGCGCTCGCCCGGTGGCCTTACTTGGTCGAAGGAACCGTGCGGGCCTTGGACGCTCCCTCTCTACACTGCGCCCGCCCAGGCTCAGCACAGCGTGCCGGATGAACTGCGCGCCATCTGCATGCTCGTTGCGGAGACCGGAATCAAGTACGGGCGAGGCCGTCACCGAGCAGTAGCGGCGGACGAGTGTCGAGCGGTTGTTAATGCTGTCCTCGACGCCGATCTCAGTGTCGGACGCGCATGCGAGTACGCCGGATGCTGCGACAAGGCGCACCCAGGAACATCGCTCTGCATCGCACATCACTCGAAGAAGGCTCAGGAAAAGCTACTAGCCGCCGCGCCCGGCAAGGAGGGGTGAGATGAACGCTGTTCAGGATGCCGGTGGAACTCGAACCGGCCAGGCTGGCGAGGTCTTCAGATGCACGCACTGCCGCACAGGCTGCGACTACTGCGGCGGAACTGGATTTCGCTCAGTCTGCAACAAAACCGTTTGCCACGAATATGGCTGCTCGCATGGAACCTGTGTGGCAACGCGACAGGAGTTCGAAGCATGGGAGAGGCGTCGGCGCAACAGCAAGGAGGGGATGTGATGGCTTTTCTCTTCGCATCTGGCGATCCGCGCGGCGAACCGAAGCTGACGCTTGAACAAGACGAATTTGGAAAATGGGAGTGGCGTATATGGTGCCCGCTCGGTGCTCGACCTGAGCGCCAGGCGCAAGCTCATGCTTTAGCAGAAAGACTCAACAGCCCGACTGGGCGCCTCAGCAGGCCTCGTCATGAGTCTATGCCACCACGAAAGGAGGTAGGTCATGAGTGAGGTGAAGCGGTTCGACCATGTGAACCACGCTCACATTGATGACTGTGAACATGTTGAGTCCAGCGAAGGGGCGTGGGTGACGGCCTCCGACTACGACGCCCTAGCTGCCAAGCTAACCATGGCTGAGGACGCAGCAGCAAAGGGAGATGCTGCTCGCCAGCAATGCGGCGGAATGGAGATGGAGATCGAGGAACTTCGCGCTGAACTAGCGGAACTGCGCGCAAGGGTGGCTGTTGTGCCGGATGCGAGCACGGTGTATGCGGCGCTCGATGCTCGTGAGCGGTTATTCACAAGTCCCGAGAACATTCAGGTAGCGCTGGAAGCTCAATCGCGCCTCAACGGCATGACGGTCAGCGAGGAGCTGTTGAGGCTGGCCTTGGAGTTCATTATGGCAACTAACTGCCAGGGCTCTATCCCGCTTTGGCTGATTGAAGAACTTCGCGCCCTGCTCAACCAGGACAAGGAGAACGGCAATGGCTGACGCACTGAGACCGCTGGCCTGGGCAACTATCTACAGCAGCCCTGGCAAAGAAGATATCGTCGAGATCGGAGATGCAAACCCAGTGCAGGAGCGCATGGCCGATAGCTTGGGGTTGCAGCACCGGAGAGTCCAGCTTGTAGAGATCCCCGCAGGGCATGTGTTGGTAAGCGAGGGGCTGTTGCGGCGTCTTGCCAGGCCGGCAGACCGTTACGATGAGGTTTTCACTTTGGATCGACATGAGGCCGCCGAAGAACTGCGCGCCCTGCTGAGCGAGCAGGCATAGCCACCCATCGCCAACTGCTGTACGCATATACAGCAATTCGGATAATGGGCTACCCACTACCCGGATTGCATATGCGCACGAAACCCTTCCGCCCGCCTCAGCGGCATGAGATCGCCGGCCTTCGCTACTACCGCACTGCCTCGGCCTACAACTGGCTCGGGATCACGATGGCGCACCCGACCCGAGCAATCCAGTTGCTGCTCGAACAGTGCGAGCCAGACGTGCTCTTGCCGATGTTCAACATCGAGATCGACGCGATCCTGCGCCAGGCCGACGAGTACGCGAAAACCGGACAGGTGCTAGAGCGCGAGCAACTGCGCGAAATGCTCATGCACCTGATTTCCAAAGCAGCTGGCGACTGATACCGATGCCGGAATCCCGGCATCGCCACCGCCACCTTCGGCCAGGCTGAGACCCGCATTCCTGCTGGGTTTCAGCACAAAAACTGGACGATTTGGGCCAGCGAGCCCGCCACCCCAAATCAACGAATCCGACCCCCGGAGGACCCACCGTGGACAACAGAAACGAAACCCTGGTCGCGCTACTGGTCATCGCGCTGATCGTCTTCGGCATCTTCCGGATAGTCGGGGACTTCCAGAACCTCTACGAGCAGACAGAACAGAAAGGACAGGAGTTGAGCAGATGGAGCAAGCAGTGAACAGGCGAGAGGTGACATTCCTCTCCGCAGTGGATGCCAGCAGGATCGAGACGCCGAGTAACGTGATCAGCATCGGCAGCAAGGGCGACTGGTATGCCTTTGCCTGCGATCACAAGCGCGTTCTGCGGCTGGAATTTGATGATGTAGACGGATACCTGGGAAGCGATGGTTTTCGGGTGTTCAGCCACATTGACGCCAAGCAGATCCACGACTTCGTGAACGAGTGTGGTGATGAACCGATCATCGTTCACTGCCAAGCAGGCATGAGCCGATCCGCTGCGGTCGCCAAGTTCCTGGCCGACAAACGCGGCTACACGTTGAACCTGTCGAAGCCTTGCCTTGGAACCACGCAATTCTACAACCGCCACGTCTACGGAACGTTGAACCTCAACGACGCCGAAAGCATGAGCGCCTATTACGCAGAGATGGAGCTAGCCGACCGGCTGCGCGGCCATCCAAAGGAGTCCTGATCATGCCTGAGCTTAGACCATGCCCCTATTGCCGAGGCTATGACCTAGAGCGTCGCTGGTGTCACGTTTGCAATGGCAGTGGCGTCGTTGATGTCAAGGCTCAACAGCGAGAGCGCGCAGAGATTGTAAAGGCGCTGCGCGAAGCCGGAATTGAAGTGAGGGACTGACCGTGCCTGACATGAGAGAAGATTTTGAAGACCGCTTCCCGATCCCTGAAGGTATCGAGTGGCGTGACACCGATTACTTCCCGATGCAGACCGATAACGTCCACGTATACGTGGCTCTTGCCGGAGTCGCTGCTCGCTACACGTCGATGTGGCATGCCTGGCAAGCCAGCCGAGAGGCTCTAAAGGTACAGTTGCCGGACGACGGGATAGAGGACTGCCAGCGAGACTGGCCAAACTCCTGCCGAGACAATTTCGATACCGGTTACTGCTATGCAACTGACCGGATCATTCAAGCCCTCCAGAAAGCCGGAATCGAGGTGGAACATGGCTAATCAATACCTCAGACCCGAACAGATGGTAGAGCCTGGCTACTACTGGTGGTTGCCAGAATATCTGAGCACTAGCCCAGAGAAGCAAGAGAACTGGCAGATAATCTGTTGGCATCCTTTAGACACGTCCAGGGAGCGTGTCGGGGTATTCGTCGGACCTTTGACTCCACCTACGGAGACCAAGTTATGACCGATCACGCAAAGCTGAGGAGGCTGGCTAAGGCGGCAACTCCTGGGGAGTGGCATGCCGTGTGGGAGGAAGGGGATGACGCAGCATGGGCGAACCTCTTCCCGGTAATTTATGCAGAGGGCGGAGAGACAGTGATCGGAAACGAAGGTTTCTACTCCGACCTGGACCAGGATAAAGCTAACGCTCAATTTTGCGCAGCAGCCAACCCCAAGACCCTTCTCGCCCTCCTGGACGAGATTGGCACGCTCAGGGAGGAAGTCTTGGCCCTGCGCGAAAAGGTTGGGGTTGCGCCTACCCGTCTAACGGACGGAGACAGTATTGGCAGCATGTTGCGAGAGATAGGTTACGCCGGTGAAGTCAGTTACCATCATGCACGAGAAATTTGGAACGCCTGTATCGACGAACAGGAGCGCCTCAGCAGCCTCATGGTGAGCGAGCAAGAGGGAGGTAATGATGTCAGCAATCATCAGTGAGTGCGGTAAATATCGGTACCGCCTGGATCGAGATTGTTCGCCACCCTTTGAGGGTAGCAAGGTGTACGCCTACTTCGGTGTTAACCCCAGCACGGCGGATGCCAGTACAGACGATGCTACCGTCCGAAAGTGGCGAGGCTTCACCGAGAGAAATGGAGGCCATAGGTTCATTGTGGGGAACGTCTTCTGCTATCGTGCCACCGACGTGAAAGAGCTGCGAAAAGTGGACGACCCGTTTGGACCTGAAAGCGTGGATTACTTCCAGTCCATCCTGGCGGAAGCTGACATCCTGGTACCGTGTTGGGGTAGCCTGTCAAAGCTACCCAAGCATCTTCGTGGGTGCCCTCCTCAACTTCTTCAGTGGATGCTCCGCTCTGGTAAGCCTGTCATGTGCTTCGGGCTCACCCGGTGTGATCAACCAAAGCACCCCCTTATGCTGGGGTACGACACTCCTTTGCAGGAGCTTGCAGGGAGCTGGTGACTCTTTTCACCTCGACTTAAACCCCGGGCCTTGACAGGTCTGGGGTTTTGTCGTATCTTATTTTCAACAGCCAGGAGGTGATATGAACGGTTCTAGAAAATTTCACAGCCCCGATGGTCCAGCCTTCTTCCCGGGTGAAATATGGGTAAGTTGCGAAGGGTTTGAGGTTGAGATTCTGAAGGTTGAACGGTACGGTACCGACAAGTGGGATGTTGACGTTTACTACCTCCAGTGTCGGTGGAAAAATGCAGATGATGCCGTATTTGTGAAGGATGCTTGGAATTTCCAAGTGAGATATGAACATCACGCAGATAGGAGGGTACATGAAAAAATTCTCTGAGACTTACTACTCTTGGTCGGGGGCTGCCAGCCGGGCAAAAGTTCTTACTGACCTGGGTTGGATTGTCTCTCTTCACAGGGAGAAGGTCGAAGGTTCTACCAGTCTTGTTTGGAAATTGGAGGCAACGCGATGAGTGAGAAAGGAATGATCCTGGCAAAGTACACTGGCCTTCTGTGTGGGGTTAAAATCCTACAGCATCAAGGAGACAAGGTTCGTGTGAAAGTGAGCGATGAAAAGCGTCCCAAATGGGTTGACCTGTCTTCTGGCTCCTACAAGCTATTCAACAACACTGATGAAGCAATCCAATGGATCGAATCTGAAGGAGTTGACCCATGCTGAGAACCGGTGTCCAGAGGTTCTACCCTTTTATGAGTGACACTCATGTAGCATTGTCGGTGGATGCCTGGGGAATGGTAAGGTCTTACTTTCCTAATCTTCGAAAATCCAGCCCGTTGCTGAGCAAGTTGATAGTGATTGATCACCCAGGCCTGAACCCTCAAGAAAAGATGGTACTTAATTCCCGGAGGAAAACGTACCATCACCTGGTTGCTGTGGCCAAGGAATTAAGCCATAGCGTTCACCCATCCAAGGCAAAACGTCTCCACCGCATAGCCTCGATGCTATCGAAGTGACCCCAAAGGCAGCTATTTAGCTGCCTTTTTTATTGCCCTTTTTCAGCCCTGCTTTGATCCTCGTCCCACATTTCCGTACAAACTGTAGTCCCCTTCACGTCTTTTGAGAAGACTTCTTTTGATCCTGTATATACCCCCTTCCCGGCTGTGAAAGTTATTGTGTAAGCTTGGCATTTCAAACCGGCCAGGGCCTTCATCCTTCTTTCATGCAAAAGAAAACCCCGCCAACTTCCGTCAGCGGGGTTTCGTTCAACCCGGGTATTCGACCCTAGGTGTTACTCTCATAGCCTGTGCAAAGATAGTCATCAGGCGCTGTCCAGTCGTCTTTCAACCTGGAGACTGTCAAAGGAACGCAGCACTCTTTACGGAAGCAGGAAGTCTCACACCTGTGATGACACCTCCCTCCGTCCAGGCAGCGAGTTCCCAGAATTTCATCTTCTCCTGCCAATATCCCACACTCAGCTTTCAAGTCGGCGGCCTTAATCCGATTAAGCTCCATTTTCACCCATCTCCTCCTCTCTTGCCTTGTCAAACCTGGAGGGAAAGATATTACATCCTCCGCGTTTTCTTCCGTCAAAACGGAAGCTCCCACTTGATGAGGCTTTCCAGGGCTACCTCGATATCCTTAGCCCTCAAAGGGTCTTCGTGGCCTTCAACGGGAAATGTTGCCTCAACTTTTACTGCATCAATGAGACAAGCTCCTGGAACCTTCCGTACTACTGTTGGGACCACGATGGAGACGATCTCACACGCCGGGGCATAGCTATAGACCTCGAACTCCTCTGAAGCCCATTCATACTCATTCCCTTCGGGAGTCCACCGCTTCCATACAACGTTGACGACAATCTTCATTCATTCCACCTCGTACCACCATGATCTTTTCTTTCCAGCATCTGCTTCTCTTGGGCTTCCTGGAACTTAGACTCATCCCAGGAAGACTTAGTGTCAACCAGGATTGACGCCAGAATACCCAGGATTGCCAGGATTGCCAGGACGATCATCGCCTCTGTCAGGGTGAACCCTTTTTCCTTTTTCATTCAGCCTCCTTGCCCTGGACAAGCAAGGTATTGGCTTGACGTTCCATCTCGGCGATGTGAAGGCGCTGGAAGCCGTTCTGAGTTTCCATGGGAGAGAGCAGTACCTGGTTTGCCGGGTAACCTTCCTCCGGGGTTTCTTTGGTGTCAGGCTGGGGAAGGTAGCGGCGCCGTTCCAGCTCCTCGAACAGGACAGCCATATCTTTGTCCATCTCTCGGGTACAGGTGATCACACCATTGATTTTCCAGCCTACACCGCCGCCGTGGATGGAAGTTACGCTGACAGTGAAAGGGTCATGTTTGTTGCTCATTTGGGTCTCCTGAATGTGAATGGAAAGAACGTCTTGTTGAAGAGCGTCCAGGTAGGTGCGGACCTCTTTGTTTCGGTTGGCCTGGCTGTCCAGGTGGCTCAGATGTACATAGCTTGCAGGGCCCAGCCGTGCAGCCCTGTCCGAAACCAGGTTGAACAGCTTGAGGGTATCTCGCTTGAGATTTCCCGACAGAACTATCCAGGAAGGCTCAAACTGAGGGCCGTCTGCATGATCGGTGTACAAGTCTACGGTCAGCGTGCTCATGTCATACTCCTTTGTCTGCCATGGCTAGTACCAGTTCAGTTCGGATGTGTATGGTGCTTGGGGCTCCTTGGAGTGACCAATCATCATACTGTCCTGAATGTTCTTTCAAAAAGCTGAACAAACATTCCTCAATGTACTCCTTATCCCCTGTGAACTCCCTCCGACAGATTACATCATATCCTTCATTTTCATTGTCGGCGTAATTCTTCAGGTTAACTGTGATCGTTTGGTTTTTCACAGTATCTCTCCTCTTTCACGGGCTTCAGCCTCAACCTCGTCCGTCAAGATTTTCTGGAATTCCATCGTACACTGGTAGACCATCTCATTCAAGATTCTCTTATTGAGCCTCTTGCGACGGTTCTCGTGTTCCAGCACCTGGCACGCTTTTGGACGTTTTGGAAGCTTGCCTACCAGGCAGTCGTACTGCTCCACGGTCAGCACCCTACTTACCTGGACACTTCCAAAACCGTTTCCAGGGTCAGTCATAACTTCCAAATAGGAGACGTAAGCCAGACCATGAAACGCCTCTTCCAGGCTGTTCAGCTTTAACTCAATCACGTCTAGTCCCATAGCTTATACGACCTCACTGTCCCACCTGAGTAAATATCCAGTGCCTTTGCTGCCTCAACAGCCTCCTCAGCGCTGGCCCCTGCCATCATGGCTCCCAGGGCGAACTGAGTTCCTGACCCAGCAGCCCGTGGCCTTTCAAGGTTCACCTTTTCGGAGTATATGCCGCCGTCCCAGGAGATAAAGTGCAGACCATCTCCATCAAGAACCAGACCGGAAACCTTCAGCTCCTGGTCTTCCATCCCGTCACCGCTCACATAAGCCTCAGCGAGAACTTTCCAGTCGCATACCGCCCCTGCCAGCCAGAAAACAATGCCATCCACTTCTAGCCGTTTTTCAGCGTCCTCGTCGGTGATAACCCCTCCCTGGGTGATCCTTCCATCGGTTGCAATGATCCCATCCTTGTAAGCGATGGTGGTCATGCCCGTCCTACCTTCTTCAGGTACAGGCGGATCAGCGGATAGCTGATAGGGAGCAGTCCAACAAGGATGACCACCCGGGCAGTCCACCAAGCTAGAAGAACAGCAGCATCCCAAACTTCAGCGCCGAGGAATGCCAAGTCCTCACGGTTGAAGGGAGTTTGGAAATGAAGCTTCAGTTGTTCCATTTTGGACATCTTTTTCATGATTCCTCCTATGGGCAGCAGCGGGGAGAGCCCCCGCAGTAGAATTCACCATCCTTGCAGTGTCCGAAGAAGTAGTTTGGATACCCTGACTTGCCGCAGTCCCCCGAACAGTCTACTTCTTCTACCATTCCGTTTTGGATTTCATTTTCCCACAACACCTCTCGGAGGTGTAAGGGAACCTTTTGCCAGTCAAACCCCATTATAGCTCACCGAGTGGGCTGAGGACAGGTCCCAGACAAGGCAATCTTTCAGGACCGACCCCATCCGTTCGGAGCCCTCCAACGGAAGCAGCGCAGTCATCGCAGTACCGTCGGAGTAGGAATCTTTGACATGACCGAAACCTCCCTTGAATAGGTATGTGCGGTAAATCAGGTCATCATCGAACCCTTCCACCCCCTTCAAGTACAGCACGACACTGATCCCTCGCTCTAGGTTCGAGATTGCCTCTTCGAAATTCACCTGCTTCATTCTTCCTCCTTCGCTTCAAGCCACATGGCACGGGTTTCCACCATGATATTGTCCAGGGTTGTATTCCCGTATAGGTGCTTCTTGCAGCGGGTGGCAGCAACGTACAGGAGATTCTGCTCCATCTCGTTCAAACCTACCCACCGCTTCTTGTCATCATACCCACTCGGATAGTCGTCAGCCAGGACAACCACATCAAACTCCCGACCTTTGGACTTGTGTGCAGTCGTCAGTACGATGTCTGCCGAGGGATCATTCTCATGGTCACGGAGGGCCTTGAAAATCTTCCACTGGTCATCCCCTTCGATGATCCGGCACACCCTGCCCAGTTCGCCCGGGCTCTCTGCGTATTCGTCCCGGAACTCTTGCCAAGAAGTGTAGCACAGTATGTTTTCGTGCTTCACCTTCTTCTCGTCACCCTGGTACAGGGCGGTAGCACTCTCCAACAGCCGGATAAAGTCTCGGGTGTCAATCTCCAGTCGGACACTCTTTCCCTGGCCAATCAGGTTTACAGCATCCCACACCAAGGCAGCGTTAGTCCGATAGAGCCGGGCATGCTGCTCCGGGATTTCAGGTACCCCTTCAGCGTCACCATCTGCCAGGAAGCCGTTGCTCTCCCATACCTTCGATTCCAGCTTTTCCCACCCATGCAGGGCTTGGGCTTTGCTGTTCTGTAGGATAATGTTCGCCACTTCAGCCACCTTCTCACCGAAACGGAAGCTGGTGGTGAGCTTGCACTCTGGGGCCTTAATCTTGGCCATAGCGTTCACGCTGCCACGGAAGCTATAAATCTGCTGCCGGGGGTCGCCGACCATGACCAGAAGGGAGTCCTGCTGACGCAGTACGATGTCCAGGACGCAATCGTTGGTATCCTGGGCCTCGTCCAGGTAGATCACCTTGTACTGGCTGAGGTCCGGCTTGGAGAGCTGGTACAGCTTCAGGTAGGTGTCATGGTTGATCAGCGTCTGCTCGTTCGGGTCAATACGCTTCTTCCACAAGGCCTTTGCATAGCGGAGAACCAGGGCCTCATAGTAGGGAAGGTCTACACGGTCCTTCTCGGAAAGCTTTGCCAGGGGCATGTAGCTGATGTGCTTGACCTCAAGCTCGCCGTCCGCCGAATACTCGAAACGGTTTACCGTGTCGCGGATGGCCTGGCCAATACTGGAAGCCGTGACGGTGATCCCCATGTCCGACTCCATGCTGCCGATTTTGAAGTAGCGGGCAATCTCTGCCCCGGTCCCCAGGACGTTGACGTAACCCCCTTTCGGGCGGCGAAGTTTCTCGCTGAGCTTGGCCCCGAACACCCCGTATGCCAGGCCGTGGGTGGTCTTCTTGACGACCCACTGAGGGAACTTGTTCTTGGCCTCTTCCGCCATGGACTTGTTGAATGCCAGGTACAGAGAGGTGACCTGGAGTCGTTGAGAGACCAGGCTCATGGTGGTGGTCTTCGCCGCACCGGCACCCGCATTGATTTTCAGGCGGCGATTCGGACGTTGCTCGGCTGCCAGGTCTTCGGCAGCTTCCATGATGTCCCACTGCTCACTGGTCGGGGTGAAACTCATAAAAATTCTCCTTAAATTCACAAAGCTTGGGGTATGCCAACAAGGCCGCCTTCATGTACCGACTGGCTTGTCTGTCGTCGATGAGAAGCAGTTTACGGACTTCCTCTGTGGAAATCAAGGGGAGGAAGGTAAATATTTTACGCAGAGACGATTTCGACAGAGGCACCTGTCTGTAGTTGCCTGTCGTCCCGCTCACCCCCTCCTTACCCCCGGCGCTGGACCGGTACCAATCCAGGTTGGCAACCCCGTGGAATATGTTGTCCATCTCCAAAGGCCAGGGATCGTCCCTCTCAAATGCGATGAACGAGAACAAGGGCATCAGTTGGTTTTCCAACTGGCGCCCCTTCTTGTTCCCCCTACGTTCTTTGTCGGCCCTGAGCCGATTAGCCCGCTTAATCAGCTCATTTGCCCTGGCTTCTATTCGGGAATAGTCCCGTAGCGGTCCTCCATTCTCTTTATCCATTCTGTTGCCCGACCTCTCGATTCTTCGTTGTGAAGGTTCGTAACCCGAACGCCGTGAGCATCAGCCAGTTTTACGGCTGTGTTTGTCCCCCCTTGTACGCTCCCATCCTTGTTCGGGATAGCAAAGCACAAGAGGAATTCACTGGGGGTCTCCAGATCATCTCCCAACACCTGGAAGACATTCCTAGTGTGAAGCTTCTTTGCTCCGGGGCTGAGGTGGTCCCAAGCAGGGTGGAACTGCTGGGCAATCTGCTGGGCTCTTACTCCTAGATCGTAGGGGATATTGGGCAGGGAAACTACAGCACCAAAGGCATCTCCATGGTGAAGCCTGTCATAGAACCCATTCCACGGGATGTAAATTCGACCCTTAGAAGTCCCCTCTCCATTCCACATCTGATACTTCCACCAGCCTTCCTCAAAGGCCTCGTCTGCACCCGGCGCTCCCCCTGTACGGAGGCTCACCCCAGCGGCTTCCAGGTAGTATCCCAGCTTGACCATAATGTCAAGGATATACCCAGGAGTCTCCCGTGACCCCACACCCGTGTAGAACAGGCTCATGAAGTCACCTCGAATCCTTTCGATTCCATGAAAGACGTGATGTCGTATATCTCCATCTCTCCCAAGATGTCTCGGGGATGGAGATTGGAGATGACGTAATCCAAGATATCATCGTCATCGAGTTGATCCAGGAGAGCATCGACCGTAGACTTCACTTCTGTGAGTTCTACAACCACTTCAGGGTCAGAATAGGGTTTGTACGCGGCTTCTACCTCAACCTTCTTAGCTTCAATTACCAGGTCCATGTTTCCTCCTTATGATTTGTAGTACACGTGCCGCTCGATTCTGAGCGTCTTTTTCATGGTTTTCGTCCAGCTAGGCATGTACTTAACCTTTGCAGGGTTCAGGTAGTGATCCGCCCCTCCTGTAGGGTCTTTGGACAGCCCTTTTAAAGCCCTCCAAGCCACTACCTTGGATTGGTCCCACTGATCCTTCTCTTGGATTCCTGCCTTCCGGCTTCCATCGCAAGTGTACGAGAACTGGCAACGGAAGTACACCACTCCTGGGACTGTTGAGGGCCAGCGGTCGGGGTTGTTCATCCGGTTTAGAATGACGTGGGCAACTCCTTCTTTGCCTCTCCAGCTCTCGCCTCGGGCCTCAAAGTAGATAGCCTCTGCCAGGGTTCTGCAAGACTTCTGACGCTCGCACAACACCTTATAGGTCTCTCTTTTCTGGACTTCATCCAGAGGTTGACTGCTGAGAACCGCTCTCTTCTCCAAGAGATGGAAGCGAGAGGTCTCAATGCCTACCATGATCTCGAACAGTAGTCCGGACGCGGCCAATAGAGTGCTCAGGCAGAGCGCTTCTAGGGTCTTCATTCGGGCTCCTTTCTGTCAGGTGGGTGGTATGCCGGCATTGCGCCGGCACGGATTACAGGAACGAAGCCAGGCCGTTCCGGAACACAGGGAAGGCGTTACTCAGGAATTCCCGGCTAAAGTTTTCTTGGCAGAACTTCACTTCATGCTTGTAGCAGAAGACGACGAAGTTTGCTCGCTTGATGTTCCGTTTCCGGGTACGAGTCAGGAATACCCGTTTGACGATCTTCGTAGCCTGGCTCAACTGGAAGCCGTAAGGGGTCAGCTCCAGGTCTTTCAGTTTGGTCTTCGCAGGGGACAAAGTGCCTCGACCAGTTTCGAGCCACAGGCTCTTCGGCTCGTTGTGAAGCTCGACTGCGGTCTGGAAAGACAGCGTTTGTAGGCCCTTGCTCTTCAGCTCGGGAATGCTCGTGTAGAAGCTGCCCGATTCTGCCAGGAAACCATAGCCCAGGCTACCCATGAAACGGATCAGGCTGTCCATTTGAAGCCAGGCAGTGTTCTTGGCGGTTGCCGAGTCGAAAGTTGTACGGTGAGTGAATCGCAATAGCATTTTCATGAGAAACTCCTTCTGTGAACTGGAGGCCAGTATGCCTGGCCTCCTTGGGGGTTGTCAACCTTAGTCTACGGGATTTCCGTTCTCGTCCATTTCACGCCAGCACAAGCCGACTGGGAACTGGGGAACCAGGGTCTTTTTGAAACGGCCTTGGTATTTCACCTTCAAATGACGACCGATGTATTTCTCGGGGTTGGCCAGTTGATCCCGGCGAGCAGCATGATCCCCGAAGGTCGTATCGAAAATTCCAGAAGCGTACTGTCCACGACCGTCTGCTTTCTCCTCCACTTTGGGACAGAAGACACGGAGAACCGCGTTACCGTCCTTCCCTTCCACCACATCCACAACTTTGAACTCTTCGTCCAGGAATTTCTTGTACTTCTGGAGGTCGGAAGACCGCTGAGAAGCTTCGTAAAGGCCAGTCATGTTCCGAAGCATGATGCCCTCATAACCTTCCATGACAACCTTATCGTGGTACTTGTCCACATCCTCTCGGAAGAAGATTACTTCTTGATCCACAGCAAACAGTGTGGGATTTCCCATGAGGTCTGCGCTGTAGACGATTCGACGAAGTGCGTCTAGCCGCCAAGAGAATTGAGTTTCAGCGGTTACACCCAACTCCTTGCAGTTCACTACGTCGAAGATGTGATATTGCAGCGCCGGACGCAGAGCGGCGATGTGGATTGCCAGGTCCAAAGCGTCTTGGGCTTCCTGGCGTTCAGAGTCATCGGAAAACTCGTCATCCGCGTACTTCATAAGCTTCTTCTCAGCTTTCTCCACCTCTTTGAGGGTATCAGTACGCTTAACTGCCGACTGGATGTCTTCCAGGGACTCCCTGTGCAGGTAAATTTCACCATCGAAGATATCACCAATCTTCATGATCTGGGCCAGTGCCTCTGCAACGTGGGGCAGGATGTACTGCTCCCCGCCCCGGCTACGAAGCTCCACACGTCCATCCTCGTGTCGGAGGGCCAGGCATCGTACACCGTCCATCTTTGGACTGTAGATGGCAGGGAAGGTGATGGACTTGGCCCGCTTCAGGTAGTCCTCGGCCAGCATCGGGAGGATCGGAACATTGTCCAGATCACTCTTATCTTCGCGGTAGCCTGCCTTGAACTGCTTCTCTACCTTAGAAGTGGCTTCCAGGTGAGCCTGCTGCTCGCCAGTGGTCTCGTTTGCACGGCCTACGTTCTTCGGCTTGGAGGTGGTCACCTTGACAGTAAGCTTGCCACCTTCTTTCCCGTGCTCCACGAATACCTTGTCACCTTCGCTCCAGCAGCTCCACTGCTTGAAGTTGCCGCCCTTGTCCTTTTGGTACATGGTCACTTTTTGCATAAACCCTCTTTATTAACGGAATTGACCGTCACAGCTTTTTACCAGAATGGCAAACTCATCCACTTCACCGAGAGCCTGTACTCCAAACTGCTCTTCATACGGGTTGCTTCCATGCTGGTCAGCAACATGCACGGTAGTCAGATACAGCTCATCCATGAAGGCTCCAAGGGGAGTTGTTGCCGCCACTGCGGACACCTTGCCTACAAGAGCTGCAAGCATCTTTGTCTCTTCGTAAGACAGCTCAAGCAACACCCGTTCGCGTTTCTTACAGTCTTGTGCGTACATGTTTAATCTCCTTTTGGCATGTGGATGACTTCAACTCCGTTCTTCAGCAGGTAATCAATGCCTGCTGTCAGTCGGTACTGGTGGCGATAGTACACCCTCTTGATGCCTGCGTCAACAATATCGTGAGCACAATACTCACACGGGGACATTGTGGCGAACATCCAGGCACCCTGGGCGCTCTCCTGGCTGCATGAGAGCCACAGTAGAGCGTTTTTCTCGGCGTGCCGTACCTCTGGCCTGGTAACCCCCTCTTCGTTCTCCAGAGGGCCTTCCAGGCCACTTGGAAGGCCGTTGTACCCCTGACTGATGATCTTGTTTCCCTGGACAATCACTGCACCAACCTTTGCACGAACACCCACAGAGCATTCAGCGAAGGACTCGGCGCACCGCATAAAAGCCTCTTTATGCTTCTGTTTCACAGGGAATACCCCCTCTTTTTCTCTGGGTATTCCAACACATACCTGTTTTTTCCACCCGGCAGCCGTTGATGGCGTTATACGAGTCGATGCACATGTCCAGAACCAGCTCAGCAAATGATTTTGACAGGTCCTCTCCTGACAGGTCCTTGATATTTGGGCACCTGTCTTTCAGTTTGACAGTCCTCTCGTTAATCTCTTGTTCAGCCATGAATACCTTTTCCAGGTGTGCCTCAGGGATGTCTATGTACGGGTTTGCAGGGTCAGATACATACCTAGCAGCCCTTTTCACGGTGGTAGGCCAAACCAGGTGGCAGTCCCTCCACTTATTCGGATGCCAGGAGAATAGGCGATCCAGGAGGGGCTGATACATCTTGACCTTTGGGCGGTAAACCGTTAGACCGTTGTTCAGTTCCTCTACCACAATCATTGTCTTCATAGCACCTCCTAGGATGGCTTGCGTTGGCCTTTTCTGGTTGCTGTCCCCCGGCAGGTGAGGTCTCCTTTGGCCTGCTGCATCTTGCTGGCCTTCACCGTGTATCGACCCTTGCCGTACTCTTCGTCTACGAACGTCTGGGCCTCCATCCTGTCTCGGGTGTGTACGAATACATAATCACCCATAGCGTTCTGGATGTACCAGGTGGCTGGTGGAGCGAAGTCTAAAGCCGAGAAGTCCTGGAAGGTCACCACGGTAGTTCTTGGGGTACTGCTCATGTTTACTCCTTGCGGTATTACTTTTGCAGGGGCATCCTACACAGACTCTCCTGCTCTGTCAACTTATTTCAGGCGCAAAAAAGCCCGCCACACTGGGCGGGCTTAGGTTATCAGCTTTCCACTGCTTCTTCAGAAACTTCAGCGGTCGCCTCTTGCTGGGGGCGTTTTTCTTCCGGTACCACAACGCTGTACAGAGCCTGGAGCATCAGGCCTACCTGGTCCTGGAGTTCAGCTTGCACCACGGCGTAGCGGCCATTCACTTCCATGTAGTCCTTGGAACGAAGGAAGGAGTCCACCTTGCGGATTTTCTTCCAATCGGTGCCGTCTGCCGTCATCACTCGGTCGAACTCTTTGGCCAGGGGTTCGAGGTTGACAACCTGTACAGCCTGGTGCAGGCGGTCCAGGGTTTCATCATCCGGCATAATCGGAATGAGAACACTCATGAGGGCGTCATGTGCCATTTTCTTGAACAGGTCCTGACGGCTCAGTTGGGTTGCTTTCTCGGTCATTCATTCTCTCCTTTTTCAGTTTGTTCTTGCTCAGCTTGCGGCTTAACCTTTGGCTGACGCTTTTTACGGGCCGGTTTCTCAGGTGCCGGGGCCTCCTGTTTAGCCTCGGACTCAGAGGTGCCAAAATCGAACACCACGTTCTCATCTTGACCCTTCTCCAGGACAGCCCAGTGAAGGCTGCTGGACAGCATGGACACTCGGGAGGTGTCCAGGGCGTATCCTGCCATAACCTGGGATTGGAATGCAAGCAGGAAATTCATGAGGTTGTAGTCTTTGACCTCAACGGCGTTCTCAGAGAGACTCTTGACGGCCTCCGGGCTGGCGACTTCAGTCGGGCCACACACTTCCTCGTGGAAGAGGGTGATGGTACGAACACCCGAAGCAGAGCTGACCACTGGGAATCCAGCCATGGTGTTCTCAACACGGTAGCCTTCAGCGATGGCATCTTCCACGGCTTGCAGGAAGCTGATGGGGTTTTGTTCAACTACACGGACACGTTTACGGTCCGCAGGGTAAGCGGGTTTGACGGACATTTCGGTTCCTCCTTTGGATTGAGAGTTCACTATACCACTGCTTGGGAAAGAAGTCAACCCTTGACAAACTAAAAAATTTATAGTAATATTATTAAATATATTATATATAATATACAAGGGAGGGAGTGGGCAAGTGCCCCCTCCCTTGTACTAAGTATATAATTAATATTAATTACTATAGGTTAATTTTTATGAGATGTAAAGGATGTAATAGGATAATTAAATATCCTAGTAAGAATTCAGTTTCAGGAAAGCATGAGGACCTATGCTCCCTGTGTCAAGGCCGTGCCAGGATGGTAGGCCCTCCTGAGGACTATGCATTCCCTCACGTCAAGCAGGGGTTGACACCAGTACGCAAGTGTGACTAGGTATTGACAAACACACCTTTAGGGTGCTATAGTGTCTATAGATATACCAGTTTAAGACCTGGGAGGGTTCCTCCTCCTTCCCCTCTCAGGCACCCAACCAAGGAGTAAGTATGAGCAAGTTCGTAAAGGGCCAGAGTGGCAACCCTCGTGGTCGGCCCACCAAGGAAGCTCAGGCCCTCAAGGCGATGTCTGCCGGAGAGCTTGATCACATCCTCAAGAAGCTGAAGCCTGCCAGTGCCAAGGCCATTCAGCTCATGATCGACGAAATGACCAATGCGTCCCAGACATCTCCAGTCCGTCTCAAGATGGCTGACAAGGTGTTCGCTGCCTACCTGGCAGCCCTGAGGGCACAGGCGTCGATTGACGCAGCAAAGAACAAGTCTGACGGTGTTCCTGAGCAGGAGGATGAACCTTCGGCACAGGTCGTAGAATTCTCGCTCACTATGCCTGCCAAGAAAGGAGCATAGCATGCAAGTCCCAGTAGAAGTAATGGATCGGGTGTTTCCGGAGTCAAGGGTGTATGTGGAGTCAGTTCTGGCTGATTGCCAAACTCTGGAAGACCTGGTGAACCACAGGATCAGCCTAATCCGCAAGATGGGACTCAAGGTTCCAGGCTCTCCGGAGTACCGAGAGCTGTGGCTGGCTGAGCAAAGTATCCACGAGATTGAGGGCTATGTCCTCGGCTCTTGTGGTGCAGGGGACTCCCAGCCCCACTAGGCGTTCCCGGAGCCGTATGGCGGGAGGGGTTGAAGGTTCACCACACGAACCCCCTATGCCCCGGAGGTTGCCGGGGTAGGTCCTTCAGGCTCTAAAGACCTGGAGAAGTGTCAGCCGGACCTTTGAGGATGGGAGTCCACCGGCACTCTTGACATAGCGTTCTGAACAAGGTTTAATGGCCTCCACGAAGAAACAGGAGGTATCATGAGAAACATGTTCGTTACGCCCCATGCCAGGAAACGCTTTCGTGAGCGATTCCGGCTCCAGTTCCACCCGTCGGTTTTCGAGGACGGTCGAGACATCTACGTCATACGGAAGCTTTTCGCTGAATCGAAATACTGCGACTTCGAGCTTCGTATGCGGGTAGGAAACTATAACGCTCTCTGCGTAAAGCACGGGAGGGTCGTAAGGGTTTCCAAGGTTCGGAATTTCGTATTCGTTCATGATGACTCGACGATCTACACAATCCTGAAGGAAGGGATGGTTCTGTCAAACGTGAGGTTTTAGGGTAGGGGTCTTGGCGACCAGGTTGGACTCCAAATTCAACCCAGCTCAGTTCGAATCTGAGACTGCCCGCCAAAAATCTCTTGACTTTATCGAAAAATGTGGTAAAGTGGATTTAAGAGATTCAGATGTGGGACCGACGAAGCTGATGTGCAGAGGAGGTGATCCAGCATCTCCCGGACGGGTCCGGGTTACCAACCCGCTAATTTCTCAGCCCGACAGCAAGGGTAGTTCCTGCGGGGCCAGGGTCCAAGTGACCCTTCTACATTCCGTTCGGTCCCTCAAGGCGAGGGAGCTTGACTGTTAATCAAGACGTGCCTGGATCGATTCCAGGGAGCGGAGCCAAAAGAGTAACCTCCACGCATAAGGCCTGGCACTGCGCACCAGGAGGTTAGTTTCAATGGAGGGGTGGCAGAGCGGTTTAATGCACCGGCCTGTAAATCCGGCGTCCGACCGAGCATCGCTGGTTCAAATCCAGCCCCCTCCACCAAATGCTGTGTAAGTTGGACTGTTGCAGTGAAGCGATAGGCTCCCCGGATCGTAAGCCGGTAACGTGGGGATAGAGGGCTCCCACCGCTGAGCAACAGGAGGTTCGATTCCTCAACACAGCCCCAAAACTGCTCCAGGCAGTTCAGCTAGGCTAGGCTTGAGAGGTAGTAGCCCGTTTTTCCAAACCCTCTCACTTACAATCAGGCGTGTGGCGAAAAGGTTAACGCACTGGACTTTGACTCCAGCATTCGAGGGTTCGAATCCCTCCACGTCTGCCAATACCCGATGCTAATTGGGTCTTGTCGCTCCGGGTCAGCGACTCAGAAGTGACCCTTAGCCCCGGCGATCTTCGCTGGGGCTTTTTACTTTCTCAACCCGTAATGGAGGTTGCAAATGACGTTCCAACCCACTCACGCACAAGCCAGCGTGATGTCTGACGATAAACACATGATAATTCTCTACGCCTCCCACGCAGGAGGTGGCAAGTCTCACCTCGTGGCTAAGTGGCTCACAGAGCCCATGCACTTGGAAGGCTACCGAGGCTTGGCAGCCCGGAAAACGATTCCATTCCTCCTAGGCCCTGGCGGCCTTTCGCAAAAGATAGTAGATGTTGATCCCTCTCTTCGGTTCTTTCGGAGAGATTTGATGGTAAGGGCTCCAGATCGCAGGTCTTCAATAGTTCTTCGTGGTATCTCAAGCGGGGAATCAGTTCGGAGCCTGGCAGGATTCGTATTTCAAAGGGCAGCATTTGACGAAGCCAATCAGATCGACAGCAGCGCCATAACGTACCTACTGAGCAGGCTTAGGAGCTTCCAATGCCCCGAGGTGACTCCCCAGGTTTTGATGGCATTCTCTCACGGCGACTACTCCAACACCTTCATGGACACCTTGGTAAGGCCGTTTATCAAGAGTAACGACAGTCAGAGAGGCCACGGAGGGGTAGGGCCGATTGATTCCGAGAAGAGCGGTCAGACACGTTGGCTCACCTTTGTACGGGGGCAGCCTATTGTGGCCTCAAGTCAAGAGTCTTTAATGGACATCCTGGAGTGCTACTCAGGTCGAAAACCTGAACAAGGAGCCTTGATTCCGTACACACTGTATTACCAGCCTGAAGTCCACCCAGTAGTAAAGGAGCTTCATCCGGAGTACGAATCATTCATTAAGAACCTCCAACCGCCCCTTCGTACCTGTATGAGCGGCTATTGGGGGTAACGAATAGCCCCGCCTAGCGGGGCTTTTTTGTGCCTGGGGATTGGCCCTGGGCAATGCAACAAGGAGCCTGACATGGCTTATGAAATGACCCCGGAGGATAAAGTCCTCTACGATGCAATTGCCCGAATCGGCATCCTGGGAGCTATCCAGGCTGGCCTGATGAAGGCAGGAGATGGTGGCGAGCCGACCCCTGCACCCACCGTAGACACCCTGGAAGGAGCGGGCGCCACTGGCAAGGCAGTGATGAAGGCTGCTGACGCTGCTACTGCACGCACTGCGATTGGTGCAGGCACATCCAACCTGGCCATCGGCACCAGCGCAAGCACCGCCAAGGCCGGTAACTGGAAACCTGCTTGGGCAGATGTCACAGGCGGAGATGCAGCCGTTTCTTCTGCTGTTAAGGCCAAGGTGAACGCTGTCGCAGCAGTCGCTGAAGATGCTGAGCTGGGAGCTGTAGCTGCTAAGCTTAACGAACTGTTGGCTGCTTTAAAAGCATAAACAGGGTCTAGGGGCTTGACAAAGTTAAGCCCCTAGCATATACTGACCATATAAGCAAGAGAAACTTTGAGGGCTTGACAAATGACTAAGACAGTCATCGGTCCTAAGTCTCCGAAGCAGGAAGCGTTTATCAACTCCACTGCGAACATCACCGTGTTCGGTGGAGCTGCCGGGGCTGGTAAATCCTACCTCGGAGTGATGGACTTTCTAAAGCATGTGAAGCACCCGATGTTCCGGGGCCTGATCACTCGACGGACCACGCCTCAGATCAAAGGTCCTGGCGGCATCTTGGATAACTGCCTTCAGTTGTACAAGCAGTTTGACAAGAAGGTCAAATGGAAGGACAAGGACGGGAAATTCGTCTTCTCCTCGGGAGCTGAGATTCACCTTCGACACTTTGCCCACATCGACGATAAGGACAACTACCAGGGTCTGGAAATCAACGAATTCCTCGTTGACGAAGGACAGCAATACACCCTGGACATGTTGCTTTACTTGATGTCTCGTATGCGTGGTCCGAAGTGCCCCGAGGTTGAACCTCACATGAAGATCACCTGCAACCCTGATTATAACAGTCCGCTGCGTAAGTGGCTGACTTGGTACCTGGACCCTGAGACAGGTATCCCGCTCCCCGAGAGGGACGGAATCACTCGGTTCTTCACTATCCAAAACGGAGACATGGAGTTCGCTGACACAGCGGAAGAGCTGATTGAGAAGTACAACCTGAAGTCTCCTCCCCTGACTTTCAAGTTCATCTCCGCCAACGTATACGACAACCCTGTCGTAATGGAGATTAACCCCCAGTACGTTGCCTGGCTTGAAGGTTTGAACCGGGTTGAGAAACTTCGACTGCTCCATGGTAGTTGGTTTGCCCGAGAAGAAGCAAGCGGCTACTTCAAGCGAGAATGGACTCCAATCATTCCGCTTAGGCCTACAGATACCGTGAGACAGGTAAGAGCCTGGGATATCAGCGGTACGCTGCCATCTGACTCCAACAAAGAGCCAGACTGGACAGCAGGCGTATTGATGAGCAAAGGCCGGAGTACGCTATACACAATCGAGGATGTGGTAAGGGACCGACGCCGGATTGGCGGGGTTTTTGAACTGATCCTTGAGACAGCAAGACATGACGGAGCTGACACGACGATCCTGATTCCACGTGATCCAGGAGCGGCAGGCCAGCACCTCGCATGGGACTTTGTTCGCCGACTGGCTGAGCACGGTTTCCATGCCAGGACCCGTCCAACCAACAAATCAAAGGTCACCCGGTTCGGTCCTTTTGCCAGCATGGCAGAGGCTGGAGGTGTTCAGGTAGTAGAAGGCCCCTGGAACGAGGCTTACCTGACGGAGCTGGAGGTGTTTGACGGAAGCCGAAATGTGAAGGACGACCAGGTGGACGCCACCTCGGACGCCTACACTTATCTGGCATCTGACATCCACATTCCCAACTTCATCCCTCCGGACCTAACCCGACCCAACCCGCTGGCCATTGAACGATAGGAGGCCCTTGTGGCTCGGAGAAAGAGGAACGTCAGAAAGGCGGCAACAGCGCCGGTGCCATCGGCCCCCCGCCTTCGGCTGGGCGAAATCGGACACACGGGCCTAAAGCAAAGCGGTGGTGCAATCTACGAGGAAACTCGGGCTGAGCTACGGTTCCCTGAGAACCTGAACACCTTCAAGGTGATGGCCCGAGACGCCACCATTGCAAGTGCCCTGGCACTGTTCGAGTTGATGGTAAGCCGTGTAGAGTGGAGTGTCAAGGGTGGTACAGAGCCTGACACTGCCATGCAGGAGAAGGTGAAATTCCTCTCCCAGGTCATGCACGACATGGACCACACGTGGTACGACTTCATCAAAGAGGTGACCAGTTGCTTCACTTACGGCTTCTCGATCCATGAGAAGGTGTACCGGAAACGGACGTGGGCAAACGGTTCCAAGTACAATGACAACAAGATCGGCCTGAAGCGTCTCCCTGTTCGTTCTCAGGAGACCATCAGGAAGTGGCGGTTCAGTGACGATGGTCGGGACTTCTTGGGTGCTGTTCAATCTCCCAAGCTGATTAGCGGATGGGAGCAGCGGTACGGCACCTATCTGAAGAATCTCCCGAATGGCGGGGATGAGATTTTCATTCCGAAAGAGAAGTTCTTGAACTTCCGCATCGACCCGCGACGTGACAACCCTGAGGGTAATAGCCCTCTTAAAAACGTGTACTTCGCCTGGAGTTACCGGACTGCCCTGGAAGAGCAGGAAGCCGTAGGTATTACCCGAGATATGAACGGTATGCCTACCCTGTACATCCCTCCTCGGTACATGTCTCCGGACGCTTCGGACGAAGAGAAGGCGATCTACGAGTATTACAAGAACGCCATGCGGAACATCACCATGAATGAGCAAACGTCGCTCATTCTTCCGCAGCAGTTTGACCCGGAATCCCGCCTACCGCTGTTCAAGTTCGAGTTGACCAGCAGTCAGGGTGGTAAGATGTACGACACCGACGCAATCATCAAGCGTTGGGATAACAAGATTCTTCAGGTCCTGTTCGCTGATGTTCTGAAGATGGGCCAGGACAACGTTGGCTCCTACAGCCTGGCAGGTGCTAAAACCAACCTGATGGCAATGGCCATTGAAGCACGTTTGCAGATGATTCGGGACGTGCTGAACAACGACCTGGTACCTCAACTGTTCCGGTTAAACGGATATCGCCCCGATGAAGAGTTCCCCACCTTCGAGTTCGGCGACCTCGACGAGATTGACTTGGATGTTTACTCCAAGGCGATCCAGCGAATGATGTCCGTCGGTGGCCTAGAGTTTACTCGTGATGTGGCCAACCGAAACCGTAAGGCCATTGGCCTGCCGGAGCTTCCCGCCACTCAAGCTATCGACCGAGAGGCTTTGCCCTTGGCAAACGACAGCAAGGCGGGAGAGGGGATGAAGACGGCGGGTGAAGGGACTTCTAAGAGCCCCAGCGCCCGCGATGATTCAACCGCAAACCAGGATAACTGAAATGGCTGACGAAAACCAGCCGACTCCCAAAGAGGACGTGGTGAAGAGTGTTGACAAGGCCGAGCGCCGGGCACTCTTCGTCGTCCTGGCTCCGGATGAGGTGGACCTTCACGGGGACATCTACTCCGCAGTCGAGGTGGAGAAGGCATGTATTCAGTTCAACCGGCACTGCATGAAGGCCAACCTGTTCCACGCCGTCGAGACCGAGGCCGCCCAGATCGAACAAAGCTTCATCAACCTGGCAGACTTCGAAACCGACGATGGACGGACCATCACCAAAGGAACGTGGTGCGCTTGGATGCACTTCCCAGAAGGTGATGCCCTGGCAGATGACGTGTGGGCAGGAGTGCTGGATGGATCGTTCAACGGCGTCAGTATCGGCGCCCGAGCAACTGTAGAGGACCTCCCCGATGAGTGATCGAAAAGCCAAACGCCGGCTGACTGACATCTCTTTTGACCATGAAGGCGCTCATCTGGCGCTGGTTCATAAGGGACAAGGTGGCCCAGCGAATGGGTATACGACCCTGGTAACCAAGGCACTTGATGCGGGTGTCCCGCAAGATGTGCTGAAGGCCACCAAGGTCAAAGTGGAACTGGAGTTCCCGGAGTTCCTCCGGAAGTTCTTCGGTATGTACTACAGCGAGGCAGAAATGTTGTCTGCTGCCCTGGGGTACGGCACCACTGAAGGAAAAGATTGGCAGATGGACGGAGAGTCGTACCAAGAGTACATCGAACGCCGCGTAGGTGGCATCGAGATTCTCAAGTCGCTGTACAAGAGCGAGGACCCCGTTGCTGGCTTGAACAAGCTTGACGACGCGGCAATCGTCAGCATCGCGAAAGCTCGTGACCTGCTGGAACCCCATATGGCCACCGCTTCTGGGGCCGACCACACCAACAAAGAGGAAAGCCCTGTGAGTCAAGAACTCATCGACAAAGCTGTACAGGCAGCCGAAGCAAAGCTGCAAGATGAACTCAAGAAGCAAGCCGACCTGCTGAAGGCTGCTACCGAACAGATCGCCGCCATGGAAGCCATTCAAAAGGCTGCCAAGGTAGAAGCCCGCAAGGCCGCTGTAGCTGGTTCCGGTGCTGACGCTGAAGCTCAAGTTGAGCTGATGAAAGCCATGGAAAGCCTGAGCGACGAAAGCTTCGCTGTCGTTCTCAAGCACATCACCAAAGCAAAAGAAGTTCCGGCTGGTCTGGACCGTGAAGTCGGTCTGAGCGGTGCATCTGACGCTGAAAACGCTAGCCAGGTAGAGACCCTCAAGGCTCTGATGCTGGCCAAGTACACCAAGCAATAAGGTATAGGAGCCCATCATGCCCGTTATCGCTACCGACCATCAGCGCCTGAGCAACTGGCTCAAGTACGAATACGACCCGGCCTCCGGCGTAACCCGTGAAGTCAAGCCGAAAACCTGGCTGGACCCGGCTGTGAAAGAGACCGGCTCGGTTCTGGACGCTGACGGCAAGCTGGTCACCAAGGCCACCGCTGCCAACGCTGCCTACATCCTGATCGATTGCGAGCACCGCGCCGCCGCTGACCAGTTCACTCAGGTCCTGCTGCTGGCTAGTGGCTTCGCCAAGATCGCAGACGAAGGTGTCATCTTTGCGGACGACGTAGAAGCCGCCGACAAGACCGCCGCTTTCGAAGAACTGGCGAAGAAGAACATCTTCGCTGTCCACCAGGTATAAGGAAGGAACCATGCGACCGATTCCCTCGCTTCAGAACAACTTCGAATACACCGACCTGACCGAACCGATGATCCTGATCCCGAACGTTTGGGGTCTGACTCAACAGCTCGGCATCTTCGGTGTTGACCGCACCACCCAAGAGTCTGTGACTCTGGAAGAAATCACCAAGTCGTTCGGCCTGATGGAAGACATCCATCGTGGTGCTCGCCACCAGGCTGGTCGTGACTATGATCGTCAAATGCGTACCTTCGCGGTCCCGCACTTCACCTACGACGATTATATCACTCCTCGGGACATCCAGGGCAAGCGTGCCTACGGCAAGCAAGAGCTGGAAACCCTGGACCAGGTTCGTATGCGCAAGCTGGAGCGTCTGCGTGGCACTCACGCCGCTACCATGGAGTTTGCTCGTATGCACACCCTGGTTACCGGCAAGCCCTACACCCCCAACAACACCGTTGGCGGCGCTACCGGTTACGACTGGTACCAAGAGTTCGGCAAGACCCGTTTCGAAGTCAACTTCGAGCTGGATACCCCGACCACCAACATCCTGGAGAAGAGCGAGCTGGTTTACGCTCACATGCAGGACGAGGCCTACACTGGCGGCGTAGTTGGCGATGTTATCGCTATCTGCTCCCAGGAGTTCTTCGGTAAGCTGATCAGCCACCCGACCGTGGTTGAGGCGTACAAATACTACGCCAGCCAGCCGCAGATTCTTCGTGAGCGTCTGCGTGCTCGTGGCTTCGATGCCCGTTACCGTGAATTCTACTTCGGCAACGTGCTGTACATCGAGTACCGTGGTGGCTTCCAAGGCCGTCCGGGTGGCGATAAGCGCCGTTACGTTCCGGCTGGTGAAGCAGTCTTCATCCCCGGCAGCGGCACCGAAGACCTGTTCAAGACCTTCTTCGCTCCGGCGAGCAAGTTCGAACACGTCAACACCCCCGGCGAAGAAAGCTACGCGTTCGAGTACGTGGACCCGAAAGGTGAGTTCCTGGAGATTAACTCCGAGACCAACTTCATCGACGTCCTGATGTACCCGCAACTGGTCGTGAAAGGCAAAGCGGCCTAAGAAAACGGGGGCCTTCGGGCCCCCTTTTTTGGTCCCGAGAAAAGGAGTAGGATATGCCCTACACAGGCGATCCGAAGAACAATGTGGTCGATCAGCTCCGCCTGATGGTGGGAGATATCTGGGACGACATTGAAATCTTGACGGACGAAGATTACCAATACTTTATCGACATGTACAATGGCAACATTCGCCGGGCTTTCCTGGACGTTGTACGGTCAATCCTCTTCAAGCTGGCACGTTACGTCAGGGAACGGACTGGTGATATCGAGGTCTACGGCAGTGACTGGTGGAAAGCCTACCGGCAGACACTTCAGGACATTCTGAAAGACCCGAACCTGACAACCGTGATTGCGCTGCCCTACGTGGGAGGCGTGTCTGCCAAAGACATGGCCATGAACAACGCCAACCCCGACAACGTGGCACGGAAGATTTTCATCGGATTCAACCGCGATTTGCGACTGTACGAGCAGCAAAACGTGGGGTACAACGATATGCCGAGAATCGGGAAGGCCCTAGATGCCCAGTCGAGTCTCTGCTGATTTTCGAAAGCTAGATGCTCTGATTGCCCGGATGGAAGCCTTGGATGGCATGGCACTAGAAGGGGGCTTCTTTCCCGAAGACCGGTATGGCCCAGAGAACGGTAACCTACCAGTCGCCCAGGTAGCAGCCTACAACGTTTTCGGAACGGAAACGAACCCGGAACGCGACTTCATGACTCCCAGCTTCAGTGATTGGGCCACGGTGAACTACTACCGGAAAGCCATGAAGCAGGTGGTTGAAGCTACCATCCGAGATGGGCGGACCCAGAAGGGTCAGCTCAACAAGATGGGCCGCACCATGGTGGAGATTATCCAGGTCAACATTGACGACTTCCCAGGCCACAACAGCGCTCGTTGGGCCCAGGTGAAAGGCTTTGACGACCCTCTGACCCATACGGGCAAGATGCAGGATAGCGTCAAGTACAAGATCGTGAGGAGGAAGTGATGCTCACGCCACCCATGCTAAGCACGCACTTCGTCAAGAACGAGGTGATTCGCCGGCCCAGGAAGCGCCTGGTCCGAGGACGGCCTGTTCAAGACCCTCCGGAGATTTACATTGTTGAGGGAAGCTTCCAGCCCGTACTGAAAAGCACGGACACGATGCAACTCCCGGAGGGTGAACGGACCAAGAAGGCCTTGAAGGTCTACACCAGGAACCACACCACCCTGCGAGAGGCCAATGAGGCTGAGGACGGTTGGGATGCTGACCAGTTCTGGTGGAAAGGCGAGTTGTACGAGGTTGTGAAGACAGCTTCCTACGACATGAGGGTCCTGGATCACGTCAAAGCCATGTGCGTTCGTGTGGAGGGAACCTGATGGCCCTGACCATGGACGAGCTGAGGGCGAAGTACCCTGGCATAGAGGACATTTACACTCAGTTGGAAGATGCTCTCTACAACGTAGCCGAAGCTGCCCTGGGGGATTTCCCTTTGGTGCTCAGCTATTGTGATAACCAACAGACCCAGACGCCTGCATTGTATATCGAACCGATGGATATCAAAGCAGTATTCACCGAACAGGTTGCAGGCACTCTGGAGATTGACCCAACAGACCCCGAAAGGGCTGTGCAAGAGGTCACCAAGTGGTATACCCTTAAAGCCCGTTTTACAGGCCTGGGAAGTCCACACAACCACGCCATGGCAGCGGCAGCAGTCCAGCATTTGGAATTCTTCCTCAGCACTGAGGATGGTTACCAGGCTTTGGAATCCAACGGGTTCTCAAAGAACGGTGCCAATCCCATTCGCCGGATCAGGGATCAACGTCCCAATGAGTTGTACCAGCACTTCCGGTACGATGTCCATTTGTCCTACGCCATAACACGGAAAGAAGAGGTGACCTGGATCGAAGCTTTGGAGCTGGACGCGGTTTACACCAACGCCGGACGAGAGCCTGACCACGTTATCAAGAACCACATCTCACTCAACGAGGGACCCTGAAGATGACCCGTCTTACCGACATCATCCAGATCACCATTGATCGGCAAACGCAGCCGGTAGCAACTACTGCGTTCAACGTGCCGATGTTCCTGGCTACCCACTCGAACTTCTCCGAGCGGGCGCGGGAATACGCATCGACGGAAGCTGTCATGGCAGACTTCCCGGACAACAGCGCTGTCATGCGGGCCGCCCGTATGGCCTTCTCTCAGAACCCGCGCCCCAACCGCCTGATTGTAGGTCGCCGGAACGTGCCAGGAGCTACCGTCTCCATCGTAGAAGTGGCGCCTCAGACCACCTACACCATGACCCTGAACGGCATCCCGGTAAGCTACATGTCGAAGCCTGCCCCGGTAAACGAAGACGATGAACCAGCAGACACCGCAGTAACCATTTGCGCCGGCCTGGTAGCTACTTTCAACGTCAGCCCGGTTCAAGGTATCACCTTGACCGACAATACCGACGGTACCATCACTGTCCGTAGCTCTGAGACTGCCTGGTCGCTGACTACCTCGGCAAACCTGTCGAAGTCGAACATGCCGTCCACCGAAGGCTGGGGCGCTGCTGTTCTGGCTGTAAGCGCTGCCAACAGCAAGTGGTACGGTGCTACCATCGAATCTCACGTTCCGGCAGATGTTCTGGAAGTGGCTGCTACCATCGAGTCGATGAGCGCGAAGAAAATCTTCGGTACCTCTACCGACTCCGTAGCAGTGAAGAACGCCACTGCTGGCAACATCCTGGAGACCCTGAACAAGGCTGGTTACCATCGTACCTTCCTGCTCTGGAATGCCCGTGCTGACCAGGACTTCCCGGAGCTGGGCTGGATGTCGAGCCAACTGCAAGAGCAGCCGGGCAGCAACACCTGGAGCTTCAAAGGCATCGCTGGCGCTACCTACGATGAGCTGGACGACCAAGAGTCTGCCAACATCCACGACAACAAGGGTAACACCTACGAGTTCGTTGGGGACGCCAACAGCACCACGTTCGGCAGCATGGTATCTGGCGAGTGGATCGACACCATGGTAGGCATCGACTGGTTTGAAGCCCGCCTCCGGGAGCGCCTGTGGTTCCGTCAGCGGAACAGCAAGAAAATCCCGTACACCAAGCAGGGCACCACCATCCTCGAAACGGATGTTCGAGCACAGCTCCAAGAGGGCATTCGAGTCCAACTGTTCACCGACACCCCGGCCCCTCGGGTCCGTGTACGGGACGCAAACAGCATGTCTCCGAATGATCGGGCTCGCCGGTTCTATGACGGTATCGAGTTCGAAGCTCAGCTCGCTGGTGCCATCCACATCATCGGTATCCGTGGCGTAGTCACGGCTTAAGGAGTAGACAATGGCAGGCCGTACTTCCACTTACGCCCCTAACCAGGTTACTATCGTAATCAACCATGCGGCTTCGGGTATCAGCCACACCCTGACCGGCTTCAGCGAAGACAGCATTGTCTCCGTTGAACGCCTGGTGGACACGTTCACCGAGTACGTTGGTGCTGATGACACTCACACCCGAGTGTTCAACGCCAACTCAGGTGCTCGGGCTACCGTCAGCCTGGCTCAGACCTCGGAGTCGAACGATGTCCTGACCTTCCTTCACGAGTTTGACCGTGAAGCAATGTCCGCAGACGGTATGTTCGAGATGCTGATCAAGGACAACTCGGGCCGCTCCCTGTACTTCTCGGACGAGGCGTACATCGCAGTGATCCCGCAGGGCGGTTTCAGCAACCAGATGAACACCCGTGATTGGGTCATCTCCATGACCAACACTACGTTCCAACATGGCGGCAACCAGAAGGTGAGCCCCGCTACCGCAGACACCCTCACGGCTCTTGGTGTAAACCTCGACGCCCGCTGGCTGTAAGCGACAACCTGGCCGCCCCTCGTGGGCGGCCTTTTTTGTACCTGGAGGAAATATGAACACCTTGACTTACTCTCCAAGAGAGGTTACGATCATCATCGCCGGAGCCCATGAAGTCACGGGTTACGCGGAGGGGGAGTTCGTTACGATCCAGAAAGAGGTCCAGGCCACACAGACCCAGCGAGCTATGGACGGATCAGTAGCCCGCCTGTACACCAAGGACGATGGTTATCGGATGACCCTCACCCTGGCACAATCCTCCCCAACCAACGACTTCTTGGGTGCCGTCTACAACCTGGACGCAGCAACCCGCAAAGGCAAGTTCCCTCTGGTGGTGAAAGACACCCTGGGAAACACGAACTTCTTCGCGGGTACGGCTTGGATCGAGACACCCCCTACCGTAGGGTTCGGTGGCACTCTCCGCGAAAACGTGTGGCGATTCGCCTGCTATGACGCTACCCTCCGGATTGGCGGGAACAGCGATCTTACTGACTTCGAGAACTATCTGAGTCAGGGCGCCGCCATTCTTCCAATCCTTCGACAGTACGGACTTATCTGATGACAAAGCGTGTGTTGACTTACGCTCCCGAGGATGTTAGACTGATAATCTCGGAGTTCGAATGCGTGGGTGTAGTCTCGGTTGAGGTGGTCTGGGACATGGAAATTTACCGTAAAGTGGTAGGTATCCGTGGTCAGGTGACCCGAGTTAGAAACCTCAACCAATCTGCACGCATGCGGGTAGAGCTTCTACAGACCTCGGACACAAACGATGTCTTGTTCGACATCCTGACCCAAGACCGCGTGAACCAGTCCGGCAGGCTAGACCTGGCGTTGGCTGACAACAACGGCGATACCATCATCTACACCAACAACGCCTGGATTTCAGGCCACCCCCCGACTCGGAGGAGCTTAGGGTTTGACAACCCTGTGTGGACGATTGAGATTGCCCGAGTGACTGACCGCGACCTGTCAGGATCGAACAACCCCCTGGACTTCTTCAGCTTCGACGGGCTGAAGACAGCAGCAGACAATGCAATCAACTCGGTCTTAGACCAATTCTAAAAGGAGAGCCCAAATGGCACGCAAGCAACATTCCATCGAAATCAATGGTGACCGTTTCCTGATCACCTCTATGCCGGCTACCACCGGCCTGACTCATCTTAAGATGCTTACCAAACTCCTCGGCCCGGCCCTGGCAGAAGCCGGTGCAGGCTCGAAAGAGGGGGCTGGTTCCCTTGACATCGCTACCCTGGTGGGCAAGGTGATCACCCGTATCGACGAGGTTGAGGTGGAGAAGATGATCATCGGTATGATGACCAGCGTTTCCAAGAACAACATGGAAATCAACTTCAACGAGGAATTCTCGGCTGACTTCGGCAAGCTGTTCCAACTGGTGACTGAGGTGGTCAAGCTGAACTTCGGCTCGGTTTTTCAGGCACTCGGTTTCGACGGTCAACAGTAAGCGGGGAAGGGGGTGACCAGATGGTTCACCCCCGCCTGAAGCGGCTCATGAAGGAGTTCCAGAAGGACTACGAGGTCTATCAGGTGCTGACCCACTCTCTGCGCCTGGCCAGTCTTCACGAGCTGCAAACTCTGTACGATACCGAGGATTTGTATGACCTCCTAGAGTACCAGGCAGCCCACGACGAGGCCGCAGACATCGCCCGAGAAATAGCCAAGCTGAGGCAACAAGATGGCAACTGAAGAGATTACAAAACTCGTCGGGACGATCCAGTGGAGGGCGGATAACCGCCCCCTGCTGACGTTCAAGAAGAACCTGGAGCAGGTCCGGGACCGTCTCAACGAAGTGGCTGGCCTGGCCAACAAGAAAGTAACGATGAGGGTTGACCTTGATGGTCGTAGCCTGGCAGCCAAGATCAAGATGGCTACCAATGCCCAGATTCGTCTCAAGAATGTGGACATCGCCCAGGACACCCTGGGAACGATGGTTAAGAAACTCAGCGAGCGGCTGGCAAACACTCCAGTCACGCTGAGCAATGTCCGTTTCAACATCAAGGATATCGCCCAACAGAAGCGATTCCTCCGCACGTTTATGCAGGGTTTGGCTCTGGAAATCCCCGTCTCGATCCGAGCGAGGAAGGCAGAACAGGCCCTGTTGGCATGGAAGCGGCAGACTGAGCAACGCTTCACGCTTCACCTGAATGCCGATATCAGTCAGTCCAAGTTCTACCGAAATGCTCGCCGGACCATCGACGCAGTGATTCAAAGGCTGGGCACTATTACTCTCCGAACCCCCAACATCCGGTTGTCGGTTGACCGAGCCCATCTCAGGCAAGAGATTGCGGATGTTCTGGCGCAGATTCGCCGAGAGGCTCGGATTAGAATTGATTTGCAAGGCCATGTCAACCAGGTAAGGGGCAGGAATGCCCATGCTGTGGGTGGTTTGGCTGGTGCTGGTGCAGGGGCTGCTGTAGCCCACTGGGGACGAGGCTTCATCCCTGGCCTGGGAGGCGCGTTTGCCATTTCCCAGATGAACCAGATGGGTCAGCAGATGATCGCGCAGCAGAACGCCATGGCTGCGGTAGGTGGTAGCCAGGAAGCTGGTCAAGCCACTATGGCACAGTTCAAGCAAATGGCCAACGAGGTAGGCTTCGATTGGCGGGCTGTTGCACCATCCTACACCAAAATGCTGGCCTCTGGTCAAGGGGCTGGGATGGATAAAGATGTTGTTGACAGCATCTTCCGTTCCATGACAGAGTATGGTACTGTGATGGGCTTGGATACCGAGTCCATGAAGGGTTCTTTGCGAGCCGTCGAACAGATGATGAACAAAGAACAGGTGATGTCCGAAGAACTGAAGCTCCAGTTGGGTGAACGGTTCCCGGCAGCCATGAGCCTGATGGCCCAGGCAGTCTCTGCGAGAGAAGGCAGAGAGATTAGCACCAGAGAACTCGGCGATATGATGGCGAAAGGGTTGGTCCGAACGGACGTGCTGCCCGAGTTTGCCCGTATCATTGCCGAGAAGGCCCGAGAAGGCGGTGCTTTGTCCAGGGCTCAGAACTCCACTGCGGCTCAGCAACAGCGGTTTAACAACGCCTGGTCGGACGCTGTAGGCTTGATCTACAACAACGGCATGGGTCAAGGAATGGCCAACTTGTTCAAGGAGATGGCCAAGACGTTGAACGATAACGAGGAGGCCGTAAAAGGCTTGGGCGCTGCAATGGAGTGGCTCCTTTCCCCGTTCGAAGCGGCAGCTATCCTGATCCGACAGATGTTGCAGCAACTCCCCGACCTGGCCAGTAAGCTTGGCTTGACCTCTGGTCAGTTGATGGCTTTGGCTGGGGCTATTGGTCTGGCACTGTTCCCATTGGGGCAAATTGCCTTGGCCATTGGCGGCCTGTTCCTCGTGGTCGAAGACTTCGTTGGCTTCCTGCAAGGGAAGGATAGCGTTATCGGAGACTTCTTCAACCAGTTGACGCCTGAACAGCAAGCTGTATGGCTGAAGATTGGTGGCGCAGTGGTTCAGACAGCCGAGGCAGTTGGGCGCCTGGCAGAGGCCATGGGGCAGCTTCTTGGTGGCTTTGCCGAGGGCGGGATGTTCTCCACGGCACTGGATTTCTTCACGTCGAAGATTCTAGCAGTGTTGACGGTGATCACCAAGCTGGTTCAGGCCGCCGAGGCCCTTAAGAACCGGGACTTCGGTAAGGCTGCAAAGCTTGCTGGAGACGCCGGGGCCGTAGCACTGTCGAACAGCCCTGTAAACCTGCTCCTTAGGGAGGACCTCCGAGATAACCTGGAGGCTCGGGCACGCCGTGCTCAGAACGACATGGGCCGGAACATCGACGAAGACGTTCTACGCCGAGTCCCTGAGTACCTCAAAGCCGAGAACGGGGTTGGGGGTATGCCCAACGTGGGACAGATCACCCTGAACATCCCAATCCAGATCGAGAGTGCGCCTCAGATTCAGGACGAACGAGAGTTCAGCGAGATGCTGCAAACCCGGATCATGGACAGCTTCCATGACACTCTCCGCCAGGCCATGGTGGATGCGTCGGAGAACAAGAAATGACGGTAGCTATTCAAAGAGAGTCTGGAGATATCATCTGGTTCGACGCCATTCTGAACCTCAGTATCTCCAGGGCCAACCAGGTGACTCAGCACGTGGTAGAATCGGGAGCTTCGGTTACCGACCACGTGATTGCTCAGAATCAGAAGATGACCCTCTCGGGGGTCGTCTCTGACGCTGACTTCAACCTGGACAGGCCGGTTATTACGGCTGCTGATGCTCAGGCTTTTGGGATCACTCCCAAGCCTTTTGTCAACAGTACGCCGGTGACATCGGGACCTATCATCACTCCGGGAGCGGACACGGCATGGACCAGCTTCCTCCCGGAGACGGTCAACCAGTTCCTGGACTTGGACAGGCCAACCGTGGTGGTTCCAGCAGCCCCGAAAGAGAAGGGGGCAAACCTGATCCGAGAAGAATTGGACAGGATCACCAGGGACCGTGAGCGGATTGTTCTGCTGGACTTCGAAGGCTCTGCCGTGAGGACCATCTTCCAGAACGTGGTGATCACCTCGATCAACTTCAAGGAAGACCCTCAGAGCGGAGAGTCGTTGTATGTGGACCTGGCATTTGAGGTGATCAGGACAACCACCTTCCAGACGGCAGCCATTCCTAAGAAGGTGAGCGACTCGATCAAGAACAAGGCCAGCGAGAAGCAAGCCAAGGGCAAGCAAGCTCCGAAAGATGAGAAGGTGACGGACGCAGAAGGGAAGAACCCGAAAGGGGAAACCGTCCTGCACAGAATGACCAACCGGGAGGTGCGATAGTGGCTATTCGAGAGCGGGCCAGGATGGTGGAGCTACCCACTTACCGAGACCCACAATACGCCTACCAAATGAAGCTGGGGGACCAAATCCGGTACCTCAGCTTTTCCTGGTCGGATAGGCAACGGTATTGGCACATGACCGTAGAAAACATGGACGGTGAGGTTATCATTCGGAACATGAAGTTGGTTCCGAACTACCCGCTAGGCTATGACTACGGATGGGCCAGTTACGGGTTGAACGGGTATTTCCTGGTTCTCCCGGACAACCACAAGAACGACATCTGTGAAGATATCTCTACTCTCAACGAGTTCTTCGAACTGTACTACGTGGAGATTGAGGAATACGACGATAGCGAGGAGGTGTAAATGGAACAGTTCGAACGGGTGTACTTGCTCACCGTTGGGGATTACCGTACAGGCAGAGGCGTCTTGATCAAGGATGTACACATGCGGTTCGACATCAGCAAGTCGGCAGACAACAAGAAGAAGTCCAACAGTGCCACGGTCGAACTGTACAACCTCTCAGCAAGCACCCGAGCAATGCTTGATACGGATTATCTCTCGGTCAAGCTGGAAGTAGGCTATACAGCAGCCGGCACCCGAGTGGTTCTGGAAGGAAATGTGGTTGAGCGTCGGACTGCTCAGCAGGGTCCGGACATGGTGACTCAGCTCATCCTGGGCGAGGGGTATACTGACCTCAACCACATCCGGCTCAAGCAGACTATTCCTCCGGGACAGACTGCTAAGGATGTCATTGAGGCTGCAATGGGGCAGCTCCCTGGGGTAGTGCGAGGAGTGTTCTCGGGTACCAACATCAACAACCCTGTAGTGTTCGGATACCCCATGGACGGAAGTGCCAAGGAAGTGTTGAACGACATTTGCCGGGACAACAACATGGAGTGGAGGTGCGATGCAGGAGCCCTCTACGTCAACGATATCAACGGTATCCACGACAAGAATATCAGGTCGGCCCCTGTGCTGAACGAGTCTACAGGCCTAATCGGCATCCCCTACCGGACATCCTCCGAAGGTAACCGGCAGAAGGGAGACAAGAGACGGACGCAAGGGGTTCAATTCAAAGCCCTGCTGAACGCCGACTTTGCCCCTGGGCAAGTGGTTCGTATCGAGTCCAAAGAAGTCACAGGCTGGTATCGGATCAACTCAGCCAGGTACTACGGGGGCTACGATGACCAGGAATGGTACGTCGATTGCTTCTGTGGCATCATTATCGAGGAAGACTTGAGATGATTGAACTAAGCTTTAGCAGCGTGGTGAACACGCTGATTGAGCAGCAACTGAACAACGTGAGAACAGCGATTCCGGGCCGGGTAATCCGAGTCTACAGAGACCTGGAAACGCTGATGATCGATGCCCAGCCTTTGGTCAACAGACTGTACGACGATGGCAGCTCCGAGGAGCAACCTACCATCCTTTCCGTCCCTGTGCAAATGCCGGGTACTCGAAGGACCTTGGTAAGCTTCCCCTTGTTCCCTGGGGATGAGGTTCTCCTGATCTTCTGCGAACGTGGGATTGACAACTTCAAGGCAGGCACCGGAAACCCTACCAAACCTACCGGGTCTCGAACCTTCAGCGGGCGGGATGCTGTAGCGATTCCTGGGGTATTCCCGTTTGCAGTGAGCCCCAACAACCCGGCTCACAGGAAGTTTCCTCACAGCACCTACGACCTGGTGGTGGCACACAACCTGGCCACTGCAACGGAGTGCGAGGTGAGGCTAAAGGAGAATGGGAACATCGAACTCCTGACGGACCTGGATGTGAACGTCAAGGCCCGGAACATCACCTTGGAGGGGTCAGAAGGGATCACTCTGAACACCCCGTCCCTGAAAGTGCAGGCACAGACCACCACCTGGACAGGGAACATCACCCACTCTGGGAACTACACCCAGACAGGGGTATCGACATTTAACGGCATTCCGTTCCACACTCACGTGCATGGAGGGGTTATGCCTGGCGGTGGTACTACTGCCGTCCCACAAGCGTGAGGTGTTATGGACCTTCTACTGGATGAAAATAGTCACGACATCGTGTTCGTGAACGGGAAAACCCCGGTTACCAAGGGGCAAGTACAGATTGTAGCTCAAAGGCTCAAAATCAAGCTCTGGACGTTCCTGGGAGAATGGTTCCTGAACCTGGATGTAGGGGTTCCCTATCGTCAAAGAATCCTCACCAAGGTGGCCCACAAGGCGACGGTGGACATCATCTTTCAGCGCCTCCTAGCCGAGGATGAAGGGGTGAAGGAAATCCTGGAATACCGAAGCGAATACAACGCGCCCGCTCGGCGCTTCACCCTAGAATTCAAAGTGCGGACATACTCCAACGAAGAAGTAGCCGTGCGACTGCCACTGGAGGTATAAATGGCTGGATTGACTGACAAAGGGCTGGAAATCCGGTACCTTCCTGAGGTACTGGAGCAGTACCACAACCGTGCTCAAGACATCTTCTCTGACGAAGTTGAGCCTGGCGATGTAGTGGATACCAGTGAGAACTCAGCCCTGGGCCGAATGATCGGCGTTGTGGCACCAAGCGTAGCTGAACTGTGGGAAGCACTGCAAGAGGTTCATGACAGTTTCAACCCCAACGTGGCAACAGGCTACGCTCTGGATAACGAAGTCGCCCTGTCCGGTATCATCCGGTATGCCGAAGAGCCCACCAGGGCTCAGGTGGTGTTTGAGGGCAACTACAACATCGTGGTCAGCTCCGTAGGCTCTGTCTCCTCTAGCGTCACTCTGAGGCAGTTCCGGGTGATTACCCCGGTCCTGATGAACCTCCAACAGGCTTCAGGGGTAGCCTGGAGGGTTACGGCAGTAGAAGCGGGTCATGAGTACAAGATTGGCTACTCGACCGATGGTGGCAGTAACTTCGTGTACGCCACTTACACTGCAACCGCCACAGATACAGCAGCGTCGATTCAGACTATGCTGGGCCAGAGAGTTTCTCAGTCGTGGACCAGCTTCGAAACACAGACTGATGCAAAGAACAACTACAACTGGGCACGTCGCCGGAATCGTCTCCAGATTGTCCACTTCGACTTGGACCCTCGTATCACTCCGATCAAGGTGGCGAAGCCTGGGGTGGTAGAGGATACCCAGATGGGGCCCTCGACTCAACTGCCCGGAACGATTGACACAATCTCGGTTCCGATCCTGGGCTGGGATTCGGTGTACAACCCCACCAACGCAGTATCTGGCAGGTTCCGGGAAACGGATGTGGAACTCCGGGAACGGTGGAGGAACTCGAAGTTCTATCAGGCAGCGGCGATCTTGGAAGCGATGCTGGATGGTATGCACCAGGTTCCAGGGGTACGAGACGTAACCATCATCGAGAACGATACCAACAATCATGACTCGGTGCATAACGTCCCGCCCCACGCCTTCACGGTGATCACCCATGGAGGTGATGATTCCGACATCGGGAAGATGATTTGGCAGAAGAAACCCACAGGCATCCAAGCCTACGGCGACACGGTGGTGCAGATCGCTGACTCCCAGGGCAAGGTTCACTCCATCGGGTTCCGACGAGCCGAGGAATTGGAAGTACAGGTAAACCTGAACATCTCGGCTATTGCAGGGCAGGTTCTGCCAGGCGATGTGAAGGAACAGGTTACTGCTGCCATTCTGGCGTATCAAGATGGACTGGACAAAATCGGTAAAGAGGTGGTATACTCTAGACTATACACTCCAATTAACAGTGTTCCAGGGTTCCAGGTTAACAGCCTGACCATTGGAAAGAAAGGGGGCACCCAGGCCATGGCGAACATCCCTGTGGGGTACGACGAAGTGGCTATTTTCGATGCCACCCGTATTGCAATTACGGTGACCTGACATGTTGGAAAAGAACCAGTTCCGAATGATCGACTTCTTGAAAGTCGCTCAGAGCCGGTACACAGAGCAGTTCAAGAAGAAGCCGATCTTCGATAAGTTCGTAGAGCTGCTTCTTCAAGCTCAAGTTGAACTGCAAGAGGTTATGCGCCAGGTCCAGCAGGAGCGGACCTTGGACACGGCAGTAGGGGCTCAATTGGATGTTCTGGGGGAGATTGTAGGGCTTCCCCGGAGCCTCGTTACTGCCGAGATATTCAAGTTCTTCGGCTACAAAGATCGCCCTGACAATCCTACACCCTTGCCCACCCCGCACAACGCCGGGCCATACGGTTCGCTGAACGATCCTTCAGTCGGGGCTCCGTGGTGGGGTTTGGGACAAGCCACAGAGATTTCCAGGGAGGCAACGGACGAAGAGTATCGCCTGATGATCAAGGCGAAGATTCTGAAGAACCGGACGCTATCCACCCCAGAGGATGTGATCGAGGCCTACAAGTTCCTGTTTGGAGCTAGCCAGATCATCATCGACGAGCTGGGAAATGCTAACTGCCGCATCGGCATCGGGAAGATTCTTTCTACTGTGGAAAGGGGTTTGCTGTTCGAGCTGGGCAACGTGGCAAGCTTGTTGCCTAAAACTCTAGGTGTGAACTACACCTATTCGGAATTCTCTGCTGACCGCCCGTTTGCCACTGAAGGCTTTCAGGGCGGGTTTGGCACGGGTGACCTGAACGACCCATCTGTAGGCGGTATTCTGTCGAACCTTCTAACGTAAGAGAGCAAAAATGGCCAACATCAACAAGATCAGTATGAACCTGATTTGGGGAGTTTCCGGTGATATCACCGCCCCAGGTCCGGAAAAGATGAACAAGGGCTGGGAGGTGGAGGTAGTCCCCCGGCAGTGGTTGAACTACCTGCAAAACCGCCTGGACACTAACGTAGCCTACCTGCTTCAGAAAGGCCTTCCAGAGTGGGACAGTGAGACCGAGTACCAGGCAAATACCTCCTATGTGCAACGCAACGGTGTAGTGTACAAGGCCTCTCGGACGAACACCAACAGCGAGCCTGGCACGACTGCGGGAAACACCAACTGGAACCGGGCTTTTCAAGAGTGGTCCCAGGCGTTGGAGTCGTTGACTTCCCTGACACCGGCTGCTTGGCGGTTTCCGTACTACAACGCCTCGGGCGCGGCCACCCTGGGAGGAATTACCTCCTACACGGTAGGACTCATGGGCCTTAGCTCAGATGTGGCGTGGAGGGCAGAGCTGAAGGCCCAAGCGAGTGCCTCTCAGCTTACTTGGCTGTCCAACTTGGCGCCTGTGGCAGGAGCTATCCCGTACTTCAATACAGCTACCTCCATGGCCAACCTGGCGACTACTCCTTTTGGACGTACCTGGATTGGTGTTGCTGACGCGGCAACAGGTCGGGCTCAACTCCAACTGGGCAATGCCGCAACTATGACGGCTACGGCCATCAACCAGGCCAACACGATTGTTGCCCGAGATTCCACAGGAACTGCCGCCATCGGCACGGTGATCGGGAGCTTGACGGGGAACGCAACCTCTGCAACCCGTTTACAGACAGGCCGAAGGATTAATGGGGTTGTTTTCGATGGCACCCAGGATATCAACCTACCCCCTCTGACTCCAGATTACGCAGGGGTTGTAGCGAGGCTCCATATCAATGGGGCTAACATGACTGGAACAGATAAGACCACCCAGCTAGCTCTTAGAAATAAATCCGATACAGACTGGATTAGCTTGGTTACTCCTGATGATAGCTCGGTGGTGTTCCAATTCAGAGGCCCAGAAGCGGCTAATGCCTCTGTGCGGATTAACTCTAATATCGTATTCCACGCTGGGAACCAGTATGGACTAGGAGCTACTCAAACACAAGCCAGAGAGCGGCTTGGGGTTGACAGACTGGCACAGAACACAACTCAAACTGTGTTGTACAACGCAGATAGGAGCAGGTACTTCTGGTTGCAAGATAACGGTGTTGCTGGTATCTGGGACGCAGCGACTAACACTCCTTTGTGGCGTTTTTCTGGACTAGGGCAACTCGACTTCGGAACGGTTCCGGTTGCACGGATTACAGGACTGGCCAACTCCGCAACAATCCCTGCATCTGTGTCCAATCAGACTAACCAGATTGTTGTAAGGAGCGGCGTAGGCGATATCGCAGTACAAGGTATCACTGCTTACGGGCCTGTACTAGGCACAGACTCCGTAAGCGTAAGGGCTGGAACTGGTAATGCCCATCTGACGTTCCAAAGGAACAATGGAACCGAGGTAGCGCTTATTTGGGGAATCCCGTCTGCCAACTCCTTGAACTTCAGGACAGCAGGTGGAGCTACGGGTATGTCTCTCGCAGGCCAAGACCTCACTGTAGTTGGCAGGGTAAATGCCGCAACACTTAACTCATCTGGTAACGTTAACTCCAGTGGAAACGTGATTGCTGCTGGGAGCGTACAGGCTAGCAACCGTGTGTACTGCGGTACTGCTTTTATGGGCAGCAACGGCAACATTACTGGCGGAGCTTTCGGCTCTTATGGGACTCTTACCAACTGGGTAGATTCCGTATATGCTAGAAAGACAGATGTAATGACTGACGCCCAAATCTTGGCTGCCACTTCTAGAGGTAGTGCTCAGGCTGTTGGAACATACGTCTTTGCGATGGCGGCGAGTGGGAGCGGGGATGTTGGGACTGTAGTAGCTGGTACGTCTCTAAGGTCTTCGTCTCCCATCAACTACCACGGAATTACGCTATCCGGAAGCTACAGGTGCATGGGCAGGTTCGGAGCAGGAGCTTCTAACCAGATCACCTTGTTCCAGAAGGTTGCAGTTTAACAAAAATAGGCCCGTAAGGGCCTTTATAACTGGAGGTGATTTTAATGGAATTCAGAAACGTTGTAAAAATTAAAGCTGGGTTTGAGTGCGAAATAAACCATCCAGAATTGGGATGGATTCCTTACGGCGCTGTAAAGGGATGTCCTACGTCTCACGCCATGTACGTGAGGATCGCCGCAGCGGTTGAAGATGGCTCTACGGAAGTGGTAGAAAAAGAGGATAAATACGATGTCTTTGAAGCCAGACTGTGGAGAGATAATGAGCTAACCCATGCAGATCGTCAAGTAGAGGTCGCTATCGACGATGAAGACGAAGTAAGAGAAAAGGCTTGGCGTAAGTATCGTTCTGCACTCCGTAAGTGGCCAGAGCACAAGAGCTTCCCTTCCACTAAAAGCCGCCCTCGCCGCCCCAAGAATTGAGGAAAGACTATGCCGCTTCCAAAACCTGATGATTTGTCCGTAATCTGGGCATCCATTGGGCAGGCCACCAAACCTGCTCCAAACAAGATCATGACGGGCTGGACCAACGAAATCCCCCCGTACCAGTGGCACAACTGGTACTTCCAGAGGGTAGACAAGGCTCTAGCACACATTAACCAACAAGGCATTGCCATGTGGGATGCCGCGTCCACCTACGAAGGCGGTACCAGTCTGGCCAAAGGCTCCGATGGGGTGGTATACAAAGCCAAACGGTCCAGCCGGGGAGTTGATCCTGTAGCTCTGGCAAGCAACCTAGACTGGGAGCCTGCGTTCGAGCGGTACGGCGAGGCTGAGAAAGTCAACATCCAGCTCCAAGCTTTGAAAAAGGACTACGAAACCCTGGCCAACGTCAGCAACATCGCCATGGCCAGGCAAAACCTAGCAGTGTACTCGAAGTCTGAAGGGGATGTTCGCTACGCCTACAAAGCTGGTGCAGCCGGGCAGGTGTTTGCAGTTGCCCCCGCTACCGCAGGTAATCATGCCGTACCGAGGGATCAACTGCCAGCCCTGTACCCCCGCGCAGGGGCAGCTCCTGGTATCATCGCAGTGGCGAGCCAAGCTGAAGGGTTGGCCGGAACCCCAGAGAACAAGGCTATCCCTCCAAGTGTACTGAAAGCGCTTACCCTGTACAAGAATCAGAACCTGGCAGACCTTCCCGATAAGCAAGTTGCTCGGGCGAACCTGGGCCTGGCCAGCTCTGCTGTGTTGCCGGAGAACACCTGGTTGAAGCGTACTGCCAACCTGGCAGACGTTGCGGACAAAGCAGCAGCTCGGGCCAACCTGGGCATTACGTCTTCGGCTCTTCTCCCGGAGAACACCTGGTTGAAGTCCGCCAGCAATCTGGCGGATGTACCCAACAAGTCGGCAGCTCGGGCCAACCTTGGTATTACCGACACTGCCACGCTGCCAGTTGGCGATGTGATGCGTAAGAGTCAGAACCTGGCAGGTTTGACCAACGTCCCTCAAGCTCGGGCCAACCTGGGCCTCGGAACAATGGCAACTGCCAACTCCGGAGACTTCCTCACCTCGGCGAACAACCTGAGTGATGTGAGGGACGCACAGGCAGCCCGGAACAACCTGGGCTTGAAAGGATGTGCTACTCTGGACGCTCTGGGTCTACCTAACGGAGCAACTGGCCTAGACTTCCAATCGGAACAGTCTTCCAGTGCATCTGGCTGGGCAGCTCTACCGAACGGGCTAGTGCTTCAGTGGGGCCAAGGGCCTGCACTGTACGATGATCGGTCTACGATTGTCCGACTGCCACGCCAGGCTCGAATCCTGAACGTGAGCGTAACTGTGATGGGGACTTTCAACGCCTCTATCGGGCCGGGCGCCTACATGACGGACCAGTGGAGTAACACCCAGTTCCGTGTGTCGTGCAACTGGGGCAACTGGGCGTATCCCTTCTGCTGGTTCGCTATCACCACCATCTACGGGATGTAGTATGATCACCGACCAAGAGTATCAGCAAGCTGCTGAGATGTTGGGAGTAGATGTCCCAGCGATCAAAGCAGTGACCAAGGTGGAGGCCCCGGTAGGGGGCTTCCAGCCTACGGGAGAACCTACCATCCTCTATGAGCGTCATCAGATGTACCGACAGCTCCAGGCCAAAGGACTCCCAACGGAAGGCCATCCCCCAGACCTGGTAAATAAGGTAGCTGGAGGGTATGGAAAATACAGCGAGCAACACGCTAAACTGGCCCGCGCCGTGAAGATCGACAGGGATAGCGCCCTGGAGTCCTGCTCCTGGGGAATGTTCCAGATCATGGGCTACCACTGGAAGCTGATGGGGTACCCTACCCTTCAAGCTTTCGTAAACGCCATGTACGCCAGCGAAGGAGCCCAGATGGACGCCTTCTGCCGGTTCATCAAGGCACAACCCACCACGCATGCTGCCTTGAAAGCCCATGATTGGGCCAAGTTTGCCAGACTGTACAACGGTCCAGGCTACGCCAAGAACAAGTATGACGTGAAATTGGAGAAAGCATATGCTGAAGCTAGTGGCTGAGAAGGCCAAGCTGCACCGTAGCAGTACAGTGGTGCTGAGCATCTTCCTCTTCATCCTCTCGATGCTGATCATCTTCGAGCCGCTCATCCCCGGCCTTGCCGGTGTTCTCGGTCCCGACCTGTACCCTAAGGTCGTGGCAGGCGTCTCGATGCTGATTGCAGCAGGCCGGTACATCGTCCAAACCTCTCTCAGAGGTATGGTAGTGCAGGTGTCGGATGAGATTCCCAAGGAGGAAGAGGAAAAATGAAACTGATGACTGCCATGCGGATAGCGTTGGTAGTCCTCGTTCTGGGGCTCTCCTGGCTTCTCCGGGAGAGTCATCAGAAAATCGACAGGCTAGAGCAGAGCCTGGCTTCCCTGGAGGCCAGCTACGCCGAGGCATCGGCATCGTACCGATCCTTCCGAAAGCAATGTCTGTCTGTATTCTCGATGAACGAGGAACTGGTGATTCAAAACAAGACCCTGGAGGCCTCTGTGGGCTCCGTGGTGCAACGTTTGGATCGGACCCCTACACTGACCCTACCCGAGGTGAAAGATGCGCCTACGAGCGTTCCTGGGCATGTGGCTACTGAGCGTCTCTCTCCTGGGACTATGGAGTTGCTCAACGAAGCCTTCTGTGCCGCAGCCCCCGCAGGTCATCCTGCCTGTACTACCAAATGAGTGGACAACCCCCTGTGTAATCTTCCCGGTGGAAGAGGACACTGTAAAAGCCTTGGCCAGGGGGTACGTCCTGAACACTGGTGCAGCCGGCTGTGCCAACAACAAACTCCACTTCATCCAGCAGTGGTACAAAGACCTGGAGGCCCAGTATGGCAGCCGCACGCAGTAACAACGAAGACTCCCAGTGGAAGTATGTACTGGACCTGGCAGCAAAGTTCCTCCTGCCCCTCCTAATGGCCTGGGCCACCTGGCAACAGACTCAGATCGGCAAGGTAGAGGACAGGCTGTATGCCCTCCAAGCTGTTGCTGTGACCGAGCAAAAACTGGTTGCCACGGAAAGCCGTATCCTGAACTACCTGGATGTTCGGCTAGGGGACCTGGACAAGAAGATGGAGGTCAATCAGAAATACTCCGAAATGATCATCCAGATGATGAAGCAGGAGCGGTAAACGAGAGGTGTCCTCATGACGAAGGCCCACGAAATCACCGTCCTGGGGATGCTCTTCGCTACACTGCTGACTCTGGTGGTCGGTTTGGGAGTTCTGGTCTACTACGCCCAACGAGTGACCAGCACCGAGTACCAGTTCGACATCATCCGGAAGGAGTACCGGCTCAGCCTGGAAGAGATGCGGCGAGACTTCGATATCCGAACGAACAGACTGCAAGAGCAAATCAATGCCATGCAGTATACCACGTCCAAGCAGATGCGGCTGCTTCAAGAAGAGCAGGACAACCTCAAGCGGAAAAGATGAGCCCCACTGGCCACAAGCTGGTGGGGCTTTTTCACGCCTGGAGAAAAGTAGTTGACATCTCAGACAACACCCTATAAAGTGGCCACATCAACCACTTGAGGAGGTTCCATGGATAAGGTTTCCATCGACGCAACATTTGACATTGAATCGGCGATCATCGAGCCGGATGGGATAGTTTACTCGGACTACCACAAAGGAACTCCCTTAGGAGTAACCGCCACTCTCCGCGTGAACATGCCCAAACGGGACTCCAACAGAGTGTGGAAGACGCTCCTGGCCATGGATTTCTCGGCTCTGGAGCAACGTGTCCTGGCAGCTATGCTGACTACGGGAGGGTTGGTTATGCTTCTAGAGGATGGTAAGCTGTACGATCAGACCGGTGCCCAGGTAGAGCACCCCCGTGATAAGCTCGTGGTGATCTTCGATGAGTGGGACAAGCTTTCCAAGAATCAGCGCCATCTTCGAGCCAAGAAGCACCGCACAGCACCCAAGAACCCTCAACTGAGAAAGAATCACTGGAACCGTTGACACAGGAATAGAAAGGAGGAACAATGAAGAACAGTACAGCAGCCCTCGGACTGGCATGTGCTCTGGCAACAATGATCACCTTGCCATCCACATACCCTGCTACGCTGAACAGTCGGGAGTGGGAGGTTGAAGTCCCGGCCCAGGAGGAATCGACCGACAAGAAGAAGGCTAAGAAAAAGAAACTGAAGGCCCTTCAAGCTGAAGCCGTTAAGTCGCGTAAGGGAGGTAAGAAGTGACTAAACCGCTCGATCCGCCTCCGACAGTGGAGTATGTTCGAACGACTCGGAAGGCCCCTCCCCCGCCTCCTCCAGGCCCTGCTGTGAGGTGGGTGAAAGAAGGGATAACTTTGGACGAACTATCGAGGGATTTGAGATTGCAATATATGAAAGCATGGGTTGTCGTGGTTTTAGTAGCTACCTTGGCGCTCGGCGTGACGTTCTTCTTCCTGGGCATGGCGCATCGCCTGGAAGAGGGCCAAGTGAAGCGTGAGTCTGAGAAGGTGCAAGCCGTAAAAGAAGCAATCGCCAAATGTGAGACGGGGGCTGGAGTGTTGGAAGTGACTCTGAAAGGAGACCGACTGACTTCCTACACTTGCAAGTTCTCGAAGTAGCTGCTATGATTCCAGACCTCAAGGAGGCTTACCAGAAAGCCTCCAAGAGGACTAAGCTGTTGATACTGGCTGCCCTGGTTAGCCAAGCAGCGATAGCCCTCTACGAACAAGACCGAAGGTCTTTAAAAGACCCCTACCTGTCTAGGATGTGTTTCGAACAGCAGGGGGTTTTTGAAGTTACCCGGACAGGCCCTATCACCAACATCTATTGCAAGAAAGGAGAGTAAAGATGGTAGTTTTCACCAAAGAACGAAACAACTTGGCCAATAGCGCAATGATCGCTATCAACCCCAAACACGTCACCGGGCTGGAAATCCCTGCGTCAAAGGAAGAAGTCCGAGTAGGACTCACAAGCGGGGTTATTATCCTGGACTTCCTCACCGCCCAGGATGCCAAACAAGCCTTCGAAACTCTAACTTTCGCCTGCTAAGGAGGTACAAGTGGAACTCGACATTCGCAACCCTGGCCCGCCCTTCGATACCATTCGGATCGCTGATATCCACGAAGACCTGGCAAATGTCTGCCTGGTAACGTGCCAAGAGGCCCCTCACGGCGCTGTTCGTCTGGTTTACCCTGACGAAGGCCAGGGATCGTTCGGCATGCCTGGGGACACAGTGCATCAAGAGCTTCTGGTGGATGGCAAGGAACATGCGCTATTCCTTATCATGGCGCTGGAGAAGTCCATCGAGCTGGGGTGGCTGAAATGATGGGACTTCCGATTTACCTTAGCGTCAGCGCCTACCACCTCGCAGGCCTTATCGCAGTCGCCTGCCTGGTCTACTGGGGTATCATCAAGATGACCCGGAGCGAGGTGGAACGAGGGAACATGACCAAGAAGCAAGCCTCCTGGTGGAGGAAGTCGTACCCTGCATGGGCTGTCATCTGCATCTCGGTCTCGTGCCTGGGCTTCGGCTACAAGGTGGAAGAGATTCGCCCGGTGGGCACGTTCCAATCCCATCCCACAACTGTTGACACGGGGGAGAAGGAAGAGTATCGTGCATACCGTGAAGAGGCAGAAGAGCGGTTCAACAAGACCCTCGAAGCCCTCGAAACGAAAAACAACCTGAAGTAAGGAGGAAATATGTTCAAGAACCTGATGCGCGGCGTCGCCATTGTCCTGACCCTGGCCTTGGTTGCAGGCTGCTCTGATGTGGTACCACCCGCCATGAAAGGCAAGCACCTCAGCGGCAGTGGCTACAGCACCAACGTCCTCGAACCTGGCCGTCACTGGCGCGCCCCGTGGACTCGCATCGTGATGCTGGATGTCTCCACCCAGACCGTTGCCGAGCCCCTGAAAGTGAAGATGGCAGACAATCTGGACCTGTCGTTCGTGGTACGCTTCCGTACTCGAATCGCCGGCACCGAGCGGACCATCAACGCCATGTTCAACGACATCCGAGTGGAGAATGACCGAGTAACCCTCCAGCAGGTGTATGGCGTCTACGGGAAGGATGTGGTACAACGTGTCAGCCGCTCTGTCCTGGGCAAGTACCGCACCCAAGACGTGGCAGCCAACTTCGACAAGATCAACCAGGCCCTGCACTCCCAACTGGTAGCAGCAATGGAAGGTAGCCCTCTGGAGGTGAGCAACATCACCCTGGCTGATCTGCAATACCCGAAAGTTATCACCAAGGCTATCGAAGCTCAGAACGAGCGAGAACTGGCTATCAAGACCGCCGAAAACGAACAGGCTATCGAGATGGTCAAGCGTGAGAACGCCCTGAAGCTGGCCGAGGCTGATCGTGAAATCGAACTGACCAAGGCACGTACCCTGGCCGACCAGAACGAAATCACCAACCGAGGCCTATCGGAGCGACTGCTCCAGTACAAGGCGCTGGAAGTCCAGATGGAAATGACCAAGAACTCCTCTGCGGTGTTCGTACCCTACGAGGCTCTGACCAGCCCCGGCTTCCAGAACCGCGTCTACAAGTGACCGACAGGGGTCAGCCATGCTGACCCCATTCTTTTGAAGGAGGATGTATGGAACATAAAGCGTGGGAAGTAGTGGATAGTGAGTTTGACGGGGTTTATATTCGAGAAGCTCTCCCTAAAGTGAAGGGTGGGTACCTGGTCGAGTACGTGATTGCCTCGGATGTTAAGGAAGAGCATGCTGCTACCCTGTGTGCTGCTCGGGAGCTTAAAGCGGCGCTGGAGCGCCTGTGCCGGCTGAGTGAGTCCAGCTTTATCCTCTTGGGCTGGGAAGAAAAGGACATTGAGAGTGTCCTCGCTCCCGCAAAAGCAGCCCTGGCCCTGGCCAACCAAAACTGGGAGAAGTGAGATGGACGTGATGGATGACGATTTTGAGTTCCCTGATATCCTGCCGGAGTGGGCTGAAGAGTTTCACCCCTCGGAAGGTAAGCACCAGATAGGGGCCCAGTTGGCGACTAAGGATGGACGGGTCACGGGGAATGGGGTGATCTTCTGTGCTGTGCCGTGGAAATTCTGCCCTGAGCTTTACCTGTTCCTTGTGGTGACGGACGCAGGAAACGTTCTCACGTTGACCGAGGCGGAGCTGCACAGTCTGTTCCACTGGCCACAATATATCGCTGACCTCAACCAGAAGACGCCGGCTGAGGTGATGTACACTGTTATGACGGGTCCAATCGGGGACCTTATTCAAGATTTCAAGGAGGCAAACGGACATGCGTAAACTGGCTTCAATTCGTCAAGTGTCGGGGATCGAGCCCATCGATGGTGCAGACCGGATCGAGAAGGCCTTCTTCGGAGGCTGGACCACCATCGTCCCGAAAGGCGTGCTGTCGCCCGGCGACCTGGCAGTCTACTTCGAGATTGACAGCCTTCTGCCGGTGGCAGACCCGGCGTTCTCCCACCTCACCAAGAACCTGGTGAAGATTACCCGGAAGAAAGAGGCCTGTTCCCTGGGACTGGGTTGTGAGATATCAGGAGTGTGCTATGCTATGACGCAAGGCTGCCCCCAAGAGTGCGGCGGCGAAGAGGAGGTGGTATACTCTCGTCTGCGGACCATGAAAATGCGAGGTGTCACCTCACAAGGTCTGGCCCTGCCTCTACGAGCCTTCCCAGAACGCCTGGCCCCGTTGGAAGCTGGCATCCTCCGCCGGCTACAGAAGGCACCTGTTCAAGAGGTGTTGGACGATCTGAATGAGAAGATGCCACTGGATGAAATGCTCGGCGTGCTGAAGTACGAGAAACCTGAAGAGGTGGAGGCAGGGAACAGTAATGTCTCCCGTATCAGCACGTTCCCCCGCTACATCCCGAAGACGGACCAGGAACGGGTTCAGAACATCCCTCTGGAGAAGATCATCACAGATGGGCCGTACCAGGTGACCATCAAGATGGACGGCTCCAGTTGCACTGTGTGGGTGCATGAGGACGGTGTTGGCATGGCAAGCCGGAATCAGACTCTGGTGGAGCCTACCTGGACTGATTTCCCCAGTTTCGAGAATTGCAACCACTTTGGCCAGGCTGTTCTGGATCAGGACATTCCTCGCAAGCTGGCAGAGTTTTACGAACTGAGCAAGCAGCCCTTTGCCATCCAAGGAGAGGTGTGTGGTCCGTCTATCCAGGGTAATAAGGAGAAACTGGAGAAGCCTACCTTCTTCTTGTTCAGCGTCTTCAACATCAAGGAGGGTGCTTACGAGTCTCCAGAGTATTGCAGGATGCTGGCAGAAACTCTCGGTATTAAGCATGTGCCTGTACTCTCGACTCGACATGTGTTTGAAGATGTCACTTATGCCGACATCCTTGCCATGGCTGAAGGTAAGAGCTATAATCCTAACACCAACAGGGAAGGCCTTGTTTTCACAGCGGTAGACAAGAACCGCTATGGTCACTACCCTCATTTCAAAGCTATCAGTCAATCTTGGCTGGCGAAACACGAGTAAGGAGAGTCCATGCAGTCCCAGTTCCAAAACATCCTGAAATCCCTGGAAATCGCTCGCCAGATTCGAGACGATGAAGAGTTCGCCCGATTGGTCGAGCTGGGCATGGTACAGGCCGACATCATGAATGAATCGTTCTACTGGGTTGACATGCAGGGGCGTTTCAGGCAGTATACTCCTCACGGCTTCGAACACTGACCAACATGGCCCGGATCATCCGGGCCTTACAGGAGGAAACATGAGCGAAATCAACGTTTATCCCAGCATTGCTGAGAATATTTACCCTGGACTGACCCAGGCGGCCAAGATCGTCCTGCTGATGACCGTTCCGGAGCTTCGAGGAGTCATCTGCCCTGACACAGGTGAACGTCTGCGAGAAGGCCTGGGGATGCATGGTATTCTGGAGTGCGTATGGGAAAGCCGCCACAAGGTCCATGCCATGGACCAATGGGCCAACTTCATGCAAGGCTACAAGTCCGAAATGCCCGGCTCCAGCGACATGTATGACCAGATTCAAAGTGTACTCCCAGCCCGGAACTCTCTGAAACACCTGCTGATGCCGTACCTGGAAGCTTGCAAGCGCATTACCCGCGAAGAACGCATTGCGCAGGAGAAGTACCGTGAGCAAATTTGAAATGCTTGACCTGGTGTGCATTCATCCGGACCCGGAAGTGTCTGGGAGCAAGGGCACGCTATTCGGGGAATTCCGGGAGAAAGGTGCCATCGGTATCGTGTTCTACATCCCTCACGGGATCAGCACAACAGGTAAGGTTAAGAACCTCTGCAATGAAAAAGGCTACGGGATAGTCTGGCATGTTGATGGGCGCCTTCGCGTTATGTACGGCGTACCCGAAACTGACCTGGTACCCTACAAAGGCCTTCGCCAGGAGGATGATTTCCCGTGGTCTGAACTCCCTCTTCCTGGGGAAGTCATCCTCTTCCGCGAAGAGGGGTATGTGAATGGGGTAGACGGCAATGCCAAGAAAGCCCAGTATGACACCGTTTCAACTGGGGCGGTGTACGGCTACTCCTCAGACATGAAACTTCTGCTGGTGTCGGTACTCCCCCACGGAGATGAAGAGGAGGTACCTGTAGAAAACGTGATCGGACTGAGGATGTCCATCACAGACCGGATGCCGGAGGAGGGATATCAATAATGGCAAAGCTGAAGCTGGATGGTAATATCCTCACCGTAATGGACCTCACGGCAGGCCAGGCCGTCGAGAAGGTGAAGCAACGTATCCGAACGGATGTTGACTTTACCCAGGTAACTGTGGTACAGTCTGGTCCTGGAGTCTTCCAAGTCTCTTACCCTCTGAACAAGGGTGAGCGTGGAAGCTACAAGCACCTCTATGACAAGCAGGAGAAGGAGCGAAAGGCGAACAACCCGCCTCCCGAGCCACCACCCCTCCTGCTGGCGTAACCCTAAGGGGCCCTGATTGGGCCCTTTTTATTGCAGAAGGAGTAGGAAGTGCTGATTGGGAAGTTCGCCTGTGTCCTGCCAGGATGTAATAGCAGCGACGCTATGGCGGTCTACGAGGATGAGCCTGGGGTCTTCGGCGGACGCTGTTTCAGTTGTGATCGGATGGTTTCGAACAACACCCTGGCAAGGTCTCCCCTGGGGGAAGAGTTGGGAGCGGTGATCATCAAAGGTGATCGACGTGCCCAGGCCCAGCGGAGGAAAGAGGAGAAAGAAGTGAGAGAGATTCAACGTAAGCCCGTCATCACTGCCGAAGACCGGGAGAAAATCCAGGGCAACGGTGGGGCTGACACGACGCTGTTCCGTGGCATAGCCCGGCAGACCAACGAGAAGTACGGGTGTATCACACACTACGCAGACAACGAGCCTGTGGTGCGATACTACCCGATTCACGACCACGGTGAGCTGGTAGGATATAAGGTCCGTCAGGTTCCCAAGTCCTTCTACGCCATCGGTCGGAACGACAAGCACTGTGAGCTTTATGGTCAACACCTGTTCCCTGCTGGAGGCAAATACCTCCTCATTGTAGGCGGCGAGGAAGATGCTCATGCAGCTTATCAGATGCTTCGGGTTGACCAGCTCCAACGCTGGAAGAAGAAGAACCCTTACGCGGACATCGCAGATGCACCCCTACCGTACCCGGTAGTAAGTCCGACTGTAGGTGAAACCTCGGCAGCTAGCCAGTTGGCAGCCAACTATGAGTACATCAACTCTTTCGACGAAATCATCCTCATGTTCGACGCGGATGAAAAGGGAGAGCAGGGTGCTCAGGCGGCGCTGGAAGTGTTGCCCATGGGGAAGGTACGGATTGCCAACCTCCCAGGGAAAGACCCCAACAAGATGTTGGAGGACAAGCAGTCCAAGGCGTTCATCAATGCCTTCTTCGACGCCCGTAAGGCATCCCCGGCAGGTATCGTGGGGTCGGGGCAGATTCGAGAGGCCATGCTGAACAAGGCAATGGCACCCAAGCTGCCTCTGCCTTCGTTCCTGTACGAGTTGTCCCGGAAGACCGCTGGAGGTTTCCCGCTGAACTCCATCGTCAACCTGATCGCCGGCTCCGGCATCGGTAAGACCACCTGGGTCAACGAACTGGTGTACCATTGGATTTTCAACAGTCCGTACAAGATGGGCATCGTGACCCTGGAGGCAGACATCGCAGAGTACGGGGGTTACCTGCTGTCCCGACACTTGGGCCAGAAGCTGGCCTTGATTGAAGACCCTCAGGAGTACCTGGCTACAATCGAATCCGACCGCGTGGAGCAGGCCAGCAACGAGCTGTTCCTTAACGCAGATGGTTCTGACCGATTCCTGTTGGTGGATGATCGAGGTGACCACGACGCGATCAAGCAGAAGATCGAACAGATGATCATTTCGGGGGGCATCCAGGTGATCGTACTGGACCCGATGTCGGACTTGATCGACGGGATGGACACAGGTGAACAAGCGCTGTTCATGAAGTGGCAGAAGCAGATGGTGAAGGCCTACGATGTAATCTTCATCAACGTCAACCACACCCGTAAGGGCAAGGACAACAAGACCGCTGCCAGCCGTGGCGCAGAGTTGAGCGAGGAAGACATCATTGGCTCCTCGACCATCTACAAGTCGGGCAACATCAACATCACCTTGGTGCGAAACAAGCACGCGGAGGATGATTTGGAACGGAACACCACCCTGGTGACCCTTACCAAATGCCGCCACACAGGGTACACGGGACCAGCGGGACGGGTCCTGTACAACATCAAGACACACACCTTGATTTCCCTGACGGACTTCCTCAACCAGCAGGTGGAGGAGTACAACCAGGAACACGGAGAGTCTGAGGGGTTAGAGCAATACCCTGAAGCAGAGTGTGTCGAGCAAGTCCATTCGCCGGAAGATGAGGCTCCCGTCTACCCTCAGTTGGACGGCCCGCCGCCGACCGGGGACGATGATATTCCGTTCTAACGGAGGAAAGGAGGAGTAACGTGGAAGAGGTACAGAAACGCCGGGTAGTATTCGATATCGAGGGTACCGGGCTGATCGGGGAGGGGACGGTGGATTACACCGCCTCACCCTGGCGCCTGAAAGAGGATTTCAAGCTGCACTGCGCTGTGGCCCGAGACATTGACACCAACGAGGTGTTCAAGTGGGGCCCTGACGAGGTGATGGACTTCGCCAAGTGGCTGGGAGAAGAGTGCTCGGTCGTAATTGGCCACAACATCATCAACTACGACTTGCTGGCCCTGAAGTTGACCTGTGGGCTGGAGTACACTATTGGTTGGGGAGAGACCAAGGACACCATCAACGGCAACCCCGTAAAGATCGTGGATACCCTGGTAATCTCCAAAACCCTTAACCCGGACCGACGCCCTGGCCACGGTATCGGGGCGTGGGGTGACAAGCTGGGCCTGGCCAAGATTGATTGGCGTGCGAAGGCTGTTGAACTGGGACTGATTACCGAGAACGCCCCCCGTGGTGCAGAGTTCAAGACGTATCACCCGGAGATGCTGGAGTACAACGTCCGAGACGTGGATGTCAACCTGCTGGTCTACAAAGCCCTGATGGCAGAGTGGGGTGCCTGGAACTGGGCCCCGGCAGTCCAGACCGAAAGCTACGTGGCTTGGGTGGTAACCCGTCAAAGTCACCGAGGGTTCTTCTTCGACGAGCGACTGGCCCAGGCCAACGTTCGGGAGTTGGACAAGCTGATGGAGGAGTGTCGTGCCATTGTTGAGCCGATCCTTCCCCCGAAGAAGCCGACCAAGACGGAAGCAGCCAAGTATTGCTTCCCGAAGACCCAGGAGAAGAAGATCAAGGGTGGCCTTGGACTCTCCAGCAACATGGAGAAGTTCCTGGAGAAGATGGGTGGTAAGCACCTTCCACGCTCGGGTCCGGACGCTCCCAACTACGTGGAAATCAACGGCAGGACGTATGGCCTACCGTTCGACCATACGGTAAGCTTGCTCACCGAGGTGCCAGCCAAGATCAGCGATACAACCCACATCAAGGGTTGGCTGGTGGACATGGGCTGGGACCCGACTTCGTGGAAGGAACGCGATCTTTCGTCGGATCAGAAGACGAAGGCCCAGCTTCCCTTCGAGAAGTTCGAGAAGGTGGTTACCTCGTACATCGAGCAAACCTATGCAAGCCCGTTCAAGAAGTACCGCTTGGAGCAACTGAAAGAGAAGCTTCGAGCTAAGTGGTCGCTGCCCTTCATGATGGACAACCCAGATATCGTTCTGGAGTACATCCTGGAGCGAGGCAATGATCGGCAGTTGAAGGTGTGGACCAACCCGGAGTTCACCGTAGGCCAGGACAAGGACCTGTGTCCGGCCCTGGAACGAATCTCCGAGAAGTTCCCCCACGTCCGTCACGTGACCAACTACCTGACGTACCGCCATCGTCGTAACTCGATCCTTGGCGGGGGGTATGACCCGGATGACTTGGACGAAGACGGTATGCCTGTCAAGGGGTACATGGCCTACCAGCGTGAAGATGGTCGGATTGCAACCCCGGCAGACAGTTGTGGTGCCGGTACCAGCCGGTTCAAGCACAAGCAGGTGGCCAACATTCCTCGTGTGACCTCGCTGTACGGGGTACCTATGAGAAACCTGTTCGGTGTTGACACCAACAAGTGCTGGCAGATCGGCTACGACTTTGACTCCCTGGAGGCGAAGATTGAAGCCCACTACTGCCTGAGCACGGCTATGCGTCTGAGTCCTGCGGCTGCACAGAAGCTCAAGATCAAGTTTGGGTCCAACTTCGCCAAGTACCGGGAAGCGTGCATCCAGGCTGCGAAGGAGTATGCAGTAGCACTCGTGGCTGAGAAGCCGAACGACATCCATACGGTGACGGCGGCCAAGATTTCCACCATCATCGGTGGCGACTTCAGCCGTACCAACGCCAAGTCGGTTAAGTATGGCTGCTCCTACGGCGCCCAGGTGGCCCGTGTAGCGAAGATCGTCGGTTGCTCGATGCAGGAAGCCCAGGCCATCTTTGACGCGTTCTGGGAGGCTGCTAGCCCCCTTGCACTGCTTAAGACGGTGCTTACCGACTTCTGGAAAGAGAAGGGCAACAAGAAGTACATCGTAGGTATCGATGGCCGTCAGATTCCGACGCGTTCTGAACATGCTCTGGTTAACAGCCTGTTCCAGTCGGCTGGTGTTATCTGTGCCAAGGTGGCGATGATCATGCACGACCAGAAGCTGATGGCTGAAGGTCTGTTGGTAGACTTCTGGAAGGATGACTGGAAGAATAAGTCGTACTGCCAGCAACTCATTGCGTACCACGATGAGAGCCAGTTGGAAGTGACCAAGGATTTGGTCAAGTTCAAGATGTTCTCCAAGGAAGCCCTGGGCTGGCAAGAGATGCAGCACGAGGACCCAGAGGAGCAGAAGAAGCTTCAGAAGAAGGAAGACGCTCGATGCAAGGCCTTGGTCCAGCAGTGGAAGGACGAGATGGAAGAGTCCTCGGGTCAAATCTGGAGCGATATTGGAGAGTCCCCGAAGGGCGGTTGGTTCGTAGGCTACAGTCGGGCAGGGGAGACGGCTATCGAGGCTGTCAAAGCTGCTGGTGAGCACTTCAATCTGCGAGTAGACCTGTCCGCAGGGTACATGTTGGGAACCACGTGGGGCACCTGCCACTAAGGTGCCTGGAGGAAATATGAGCAAGAAAGGCAATACCGAACCCACAGGAATGGCGGTCCTGGATTACGTGAACATGCGTCACCAGGAATTGGAGGACTTCCTACTGTACTGGGTAGAGAACCACGCCAAGGGGAAGAACTTCCCTCTGGAGATGCCCAACGACGCGGAGTGGTTTGAACATGAGCTGGCCTACCTGACGGTGGAAGGCATCCGAGAGGCTTGACATTGCCAGCGGATTGTGCTTCAATAGGCTCCTCGCTGCGATAATGCGCGGGGAGCTATCAACCCGAAGTATGCAAGTTTTTGATAAAAGTCCTTGACTTTCAATAGCTTATATGCTTCAATAGCGTTCCAAATGAGGAGGACATCATGTCTATTCAGGTAGAGGAGACCACGGAATATGTGGTCTGCAACAAGTACGATCTGACCAGCCGGTCCTATGCCTTCAGCCTTCGGGAAGACGCCCGGAAGATGAAAGCTCAACTGGGTGGCAAACAGCTAGGGTGGATCATCGAGCGAATCACTCGCAAGATTGTCACCGAAGAAGTTCGCTAACAAGCGACAAACCCCCCGACTAGGGGCAACTACCGCCCGATAGGGTAATTGATAGGAGAAGTAAAACATGGCACTGCGTCCCAAAAGCACTGGCAACACTGGTACCCCTCGTGAGTTCGTCAACCTGCCCGAGCCGACTCCGGGCAACCACGAAGCCCGCGTCTCGCTGATCGTCTACCTCGGCGAGCAAAACCGGGAAGACTTCGTTGACGAGAACGGAGAGAGCAAAGCTCAAAAGCCTGTGGATCAGGTGGCAGTATTCGCCGACCTGGTGGAAGAAGTAGTGGACTACGGTGGCGACATCGGTGAGCAACAGTACCGACTGATGCTGAACAAGTCCTTCCGTGGTGAAGTGAGCGGTATCACCCTCCAGGCCACCCCGCCCCGTGATGGTGAAGGCCGTATCGTTGAAGGTGGTATCTGGACCTACCACCCGAACAGCCCGCTGACCAAGCTGGCGAAAGCGATGCAACCGGGTGCAGCGACCGCGATCCTGGACGGCACCGACCTGGATATCGAGCCGCTGCTGAACCAGCCGTTCATGTGTACTGTGAACGTCAAGAAGACCCCGGCGAAGAACGACAAGAAGGACAAAGACGGAAACCCGCTCATCTACACCAACGTCAGCTTCGGTGGCGCCACCCAGGTACCGGCCAAGATGATGCGTGCAGGTGTCGCGGAGCTGCGTCAGAAGCCGCTTCTAATCGACTTCGACAACGTGACTATCGAATCTGCCCGACTGCTCCGTCGAGACGTGATTCGTAAGATTCAGCAGGCCAACAACCTGGCTGGCACCCGCATGGAAGCAGTTCTCCGTGAACTGGCCAAGGAACGCGGCGACAAGGCACCGGAAGCCAGAGAAGCCCCCGCCCCGCGTCCCGTAGCAACCCAGCAGAGCGCTCCTCCGGCTCAGGGTCCCGCCTCGGACGTGGACAGCTTCGACGACGATATTCCGTTCTAAGACGGAACCCTCAGGGCCCTTCGGGGCCCTTTCTTTTACTCCAAAAGAGGAGATGAGGATGAAAGATTACGTGGTGATCAAATGCCGCGTTGACACTGGTTTCGCAGGAGGTGTTCATGAAGATGAAGAACACCTGCCACGGGGCGAGTGGGAAGAGATGTCAGAGGAAAAGAGGGAGAAGTTCCTGGCGGAGTTAGCCCAGGACATGGTAAGCAACTACATTGATGCCTACGCGTGGGTGGAGGAAGAGTAAATGGCACAGAACAACACTATCATCGTGAACGACCAGCACAACGTCTACGTCCTTCGACTGCCGAACGCCTACTTTGGCAAGGACATCCCGGTAGAACTGAAAGAGGACTTCCAGTATTGGAAAGAGCAGCTACATGCTGTTGCTCAGGGATACAAGAACACGCTGATGCTTCCCAGCGTAACTGACTATGAGTCCCGTCAGCCGCTGTACGACTTCCAAATTCTGCCTCGGAAAACCGAGCAGGTTTCCCCCAGCACCATCACCATCCAAAACTGAAGGAGAGAAACATGGAAAACTACAACGACGAGCGTGAAGGCCAGATGACTGAGAAGGAACTGTTCGACCGCCTGGTGACCCTGCACCGTGAAAAGCTGACCAACGCCGACGACCGTTCTCAGCTCAAGAAGGATGCCAAGGAGCACGGCCTGGACAAGGACCGCATCAAGCTGATCGACAAGGCAGCGGCCCACGACGCAAAGCGTGACTTCGAAGAGAAGGACTACGAGTTCTCCCAACTTCGTCAAGTCTATGAGGAACTCTCGGAGGACGCATAATGTCCCAACCGGCAAATACTATTGCCGTAATCGACGGTGATGAGTGGGCCTTCAAGGCCTGCTCCGCCGCTGAAGGGCGTGCTATCATAGCGAAGCACATCCCAAGCGGCAGGGAGAAGGAATTCAACCATCGCACGGAATTCCGAGACTTCCTGAAGACCCAGCACGATGGGAAGTTCACAGAAGACCAGTTCGAAATTAGGGATGTCCAGTACCCTGAGCCCATTGAGAACGTCCTTTTCACCCTCAAGCAAATGATTGTTGGGGTGTGTGCTGAGGTGAATGCCTCAGGGTATCAGGTTCTGATTTCAGGTCCGGACAACTTCCGACTCGACATCGACCTACCTAAGCGCTACCGTACACCGCCAAGCAAGCGGGCGCCTAACGGTACTGAGAAGGCAGGCCGGTACAAGGAGTCCCGAGGGGATTCTCTGCGTCCGGTACACTTGTCCGACGCCAAGAAGTACCTGATCAAAAAGCACGGGGCCCTGACCACTTACCGCTGCGAGGCAGACGATGCTCTGGCAACCCGAGGGTACGCCGGACGCATTGCCGAGCTGAAGGGTGCTGCTCAATGGATTATCCCTTGCACGCAGGACAAGGATGCGATGGGCGTGGAGAGCCGTCTCTACAACCCCAACAAACCTGGCCTGGGCATTATGGATAACCGAGGGTTTGGTCAGCTCGTCGAGATGGGGAAGGATATCAAGGGTCATGGTCGGATGTGGCTGTACTTCCAGATTCTCCTAGGAGACAGTACGGACAACTACAACCCTCGTGACATCCTTGAGTGGGCCACCTACCAGGCTGGAGGAATTCCAAAGCCATTCGGGGAGAAGAAGGTCTACTCTGTCCTGAAGGACTGCCAGGATGACCGGGACGCCTGGAAGGCAATGTACGACCAATACAAGCTCTGGTACCCGGAGGAAGTGGAGTACGTGAGCTGGACCGACGAGGTGATGCGAAAGGACGCCATCGACATCATGCAGATGTACGTGGACTGTGCTCACATGCAGCGTTGGGAAAACGACCGAATCAATGTCCGGCAGACGCTGGAGAAAATGGGAGTGATAGAATGCAGCAAGTAAGCCTGACGGATTGGCTGGAAGAGTTGGACCTGGTTCTCGAAAGTCGTGGTCTGCCCTCCGCCCATGAGTATTTCCTGGAAGGCCTCTACGGGGACTACTACGACCAAGGCCTGACTCCCGAGGAGGCGGTAGAAGAGGAGTTCGGCTGATGGAGTCGGTCACCGAGAAAGGTAAGCTGTGGGGGTGGTTCCCTCACACCTACTTCATGCGGGCTGGTCGCATCTGTGTGATCCAAGTTGGACCTCTGAAGTTGTCCAAGGTCGGGGATATCTACGGTGTGGGCCTGTTCAATCGGCTACTGCTTCAGTGGGGTGGGAAATGAGCGTCCGGCGACGTCCCTGGGAAGAACTCCCAGAGGTGTGGAAGACCGAGGCCTCATTCCTATCCTGGCTGCGAGGAGGTATCCGGCGAGCCATGTGGATGAGGCACCCTGTCAAGCTGGAGTTCATCAAGAACAACTCTGTGGAGATGGTGAACACCAACCCTAGAAGCATGAAGCGGTTTCCAACCGTAAAAGGCGCCCAGTGCTCCAAGTGTGGAGAGGTGAAGCGTGCAGCGGACATGGAAGTCGATCACCGGACAGGGGAATACAGCCTACGCTCTATCGAGGACCTGCAACGGTTCATCGAAGGAGTGGTGCTGGTAGGTATGGACGACCTTGCCTGGCTGTGCAAGCCGTGCCATGAAATCAAAACTCACATGGAGAGGCAGGGCTTCCAGTCCTGGGGAGAGGCCCAAGCTGACAAGGAAGCTATCGCCATTGGCAAGAAGGGTGTCAACGTTGTCAAGGCGTGGCTGAAAGATCACGGGGTAGAGCCAGACACCACAGCAGCTAAACGGAGGGATCAAATCTTCACGGTCCTGAAGGAGAAGTACAAATGACCAAGCGGTGTATGTTCAGGCAGGATGATTCCTGCCACTGGTACCTGGTCCCGGAAGAAGAGTGCAAGCGGTTCGATGAGCTGTGTGCCTTGATTACCGGGGAATTAGAGCAGGACTCGGAAGAGTGGTTCGACACCATCTGCGAGTTCGACAACAGCTATGGCCACCTCCGCTGTGGTCACCCGTCCAATTACGTCATCACGGCGCACTAAGGAGATTTCATGAAACCGTGGCACAATACCGCTCTAGAACTGGCAGCAGCCGGGAAGTCCTGGCGTCAGATTGCCGTGGAGCTGGGCATGGCCAAGTCCACTGTGAGCGACTTCCTTCGAACTCAAAATATCACCTGCAACAAACCGATGCCCAAAGTGCTGATCCTCGATATTGAGACGGCCCCAGCTATCGGCTACTACTGGAGCCGCTGGAAGACCACAGTGGGCCAGAACCAGGTTCTGCAAGAGGGTTACTTGCTCACCTTCTCGGCCAAGTGGCTGGGCAGTGATGATATTCTGGAGTGTAAGCTCCCTGACTTCGACCTGTACAACACCGAGCCGAAGAACGACCGAGAGCTTCTCAAGGTCCTAGTGGGCCTGCTGGAGGAAGCAGACTTCGTAGTGGCCCACAACGGGCGGAAGTTCGACCTGCCGACGATCAATGCTCACCTGGTGAAGCACGACATCATGCCTCCCAGCCCGTACAAGATCATCGACACGTGCGACATCGCCAAGAAGGTGTTCAAGTTCCCGAGCAACTCCTTGAAGTCCCTGGCGATTTTCCTGAAGTGCCAGCACGACAAACTCGACACTGGTGGTTTCGAATTGTGGGCGAGGGTTATGGATGGTGACCCCGAGGCTTGGGATCACATGATGGAGTACAACGTCTTCGACGTGATTGTCCTGGAAGAGGTTTACTTGAAGCTGCGTGCGTGGTATAATACCCACCCATCGCTCTCTGCGTTGATCCCTCAGAAGGTCACTCCTCTTTGCCCTGTGTGCTGTTCGGACGATCTTCGTCCCACTGGCAAGCTGTACTATACCGCAGTGTCGGCCTTCGAGGTTCTCCGCTGCCATAGCTGTGGGAAGCACTCCCGCACACGTCAGAACGTCCTGGACCGGGAACACCTGGTAGTCGGCATCTGACACAAAGCCCACCTTCGGGTGGGCTCTTTCATATCTACAAGGAGAATTCACGCATGATCATGAGCGACCTGCTCGACGCCCCAGAGAAGCCTGAGACCACTGAGATGGAAGTGTCCATCGATCAGGAGTTGGGCGCTGACCTGCTGATGTGGTTGGAAAAGAACTACCCTGACACCCCGATGATCACTGTGTACGTGACCCTGCTGGCTGCCACGCAGATGATTGCCGAGACTATGAAGGTGGCTTCCACCTCCCTGGACGAAGGAGTGAAACTGTGAAACTGGGACCATCTGTAATGATCACTGCCAGCGAGTACGTCGCTTCCAAGGAGGCGGCAGAGATGTTCAAAACCATTGGGAGTCCGACTGGATGGGTAAACCCTGTAGCTCCCGCCGAAGATGAAGGGGAACACACAGGAGGTTCTTCCAGCTACTACCAGGTGGAGGTGCGTAATCCCACCTCTGGCGGGGAACCGTACATCGGCGAGTGCAACGATTTTATCGAAGCACTGGACATGACCTTCGCCGAGGCGAACGTGTTCAAGGCAATCTGGCGAAAAGCAGCCGAGCGTACCCTGGGCAAGAAAAAGAAAGGCAACAACGCTGTCTATGACGCAGAGAAGATGGTATTCTTCTCTCAACGGGAGCTGATCCAGACCCGTGCCAAAGCAGCTATGAAGAAGGAGTAACCAATGAAAGCGAGCGTGATCGCCAAAAGCATTTCCTACCCAGGTACGTCCCCGTTCCCGGTAACAATCACCACCTTCGAGCTGGAGTATCCCCGGTTCATCCACGCCGAGCTGATGACGCACCACGCTCTCTTCAAGAACTGTGCTTCCAGTCGGGCTATCCCCACCAAGAAGCTTATCGAGCAGGTGAGGAATAACCCGGCAATGCCAGTCCACTGGGGTGCTAACCAGGCTGGTATGCAGGCTCACAAGGAGCTTTCCAAACCTCTTCAAGTGGCAGCCAAGTACCTCTGGATCAAAGCTGCCAAGGCAGCCGCTGGGATGGCCCTGGCTATGCACAAGGTTGGCCTGCACAAGCAGATTGTCAACCGGGTGCTAGAACCCTTCCAGATGATGAAAACGGTAGTGACTGCCACCGAGTGGGAAAACTTCTACTGGCTCCGTGACCATGAAGACGCTCAGCCGGAGTTTCAGCACCTGGCTCGAATGATGAAGGAAGCCACTGCCAAGGTGGCCCCTGAGTTACTGGTCCCTGGACAATGGCACGTTCCCTACGTGAAAACGGAGTTCATCCCCGGCCTGGGCCGGCAATACTACGATGAAAACGGGAACAGCATCTCGGTAGAACAGGCCTTGAAGCTCTCTGCAAGTTGCTGTGCTCAGACCAGCTATCGGGCGACCGATAAGAGCCAAGACAAGGCTGAAGTGATCTTCGACAAGCTGATCAACAGCGAGCCAGTACATGCCAGTCCTACCGAGCACCAGGCCACCCCCATGCGCCCAGGCGGTGGCTGGGAGAAGGGTGTGACCCACCAGGATCGTGCTGGCTTCTTCTGGTCCTCCGGCCTGAAAGGTTGGATTCAACATCGTCAACTAATTCCGAACAACTGCAAGAAGGGGTAAGCTGTGAGTCAAGGTAAGGTCGAGTTTTCGCTGTCCGTGTCGGACCTGCGACTGGTAACTGGTTTCAAGGAAGCGTTCGCCGCCTACCAGGCAGGTAACTCCAAGGTATTGGCAGCCCTGCTGTACAGGAACGGCATGGACACCACACAACCCTACGAAGTGGTTCACCGGGAACACCGGAACCTCCGTGGGCAACACATCTCCGGCGAACGTTTCGAAGGCTATGAGCGCCTGGACGAGAGCTGGATCAAAAAGGGGGCGCCGAGTGAAGAGGCAATCATCGCCTCTGCCAAGGACGGTAGCCTCCGTGACGAGCTGATCCATATGGGTCGGCGACTAAACCCTGCACAGGCTATGGTGGATTTCCTGAATGAGTGAGAGTGTTCAGCCGTACAACGGCATTCTGATTGATTATTCCCTGGACCGGACGATCCCGGAACAAGGATTGGCGATGCTCACCTCGGACGGCTTCTACAAGAAGGAACACGAGACTTCGCCTCAACAAACGCTGTCACGAGCAGCGGTAAGCTATTGCTTCGGTGACTACGATTTTGCTCAGCGGATGTATGGCTACTTCAGCCGGCAGTGGGCAGTACCCGCAAGCCCGGTACAGACCAACGCCCTGGACATTGAGTGGCCCAATTTCACCGAAGAACAGTTCGACGAAGCAGGGGATTGGCTGCAAGAGAGCATCGACACCAACGGGATGCCCATCAGTTGCTTCCTGTCGATGATCGCGGACAGCCGTAAAGGCCTCACAACGGCCTCTGGTGAGGCGAAAGAGTTGAGCATGGCTGGTGGTGGGGTCGGCGTCTACGCAGGCATCAGGGCCCCGGACGAGCTGTCTACGGGCGTCATTGAGCATGCTGGGGACTACGATGTCATGTGCCGTGCTTACCGTCAGACCCGTACTCGTCGTGGCAGCATGGCCATGTACCTGGACGTGGCTCACCCCGAGTTCCCTGTGTTCCTTCAGATGCGGAACCCGGTAGGCGGTGACCCGAAGCTGAAGCGCTTCAACCTGAACAACGGTGCTAACATCCCGGACGCCTTCATGGAGGCTGTCATCAAGGGTGAGGATTGGGAGTTCGTTGATCCCAAGCATGGTAAGACTGGGCGTAAGGTTCCGGCACGTGAGTTGTGGGAAGAGATGCTACAGGTCCGAAAGGATACCGGGGAACCGTTCATGTTGTTCGTGGACACGGTAAACCGTAACCTGCCGGAGTGCATCACTCATCCCCTGTACCGGGTACGCCAGAGCAACCTGTGCTCTGAAATCACCCTGTACACCAGCTTCAAGCGTACTGCGGTGTGCTGCCTGTCGAGTGTGAACCTGGGCACCTACGATGAGTGGAAGGACGATCCCCTGTTCATCGCAGATATGGTCCGGTTCCTGGACAACGTGTTGGAGTTCTTCATCCGGCTGGCACCTCCGAGCATGCACCGAGCAGTACACTCTGCTTCGAAGGAGCGTGCCATCGGTTTGGGTACCATGGGCTTCCATACTCTGCTCCAACAGCGTATGATCCCGTTCGAGTCTGGCGGTATGGGCGGCATGCAGCAGCTCAACTACCAGGTCTACAAGCAAATCAAGGAGCAGGCCGTACAGGCCAGCCTGGAGCTGGGACGCTCCCGAGGAGAGGCCCCCGACTGTCAAGGTAGCGGGCGTCGGAACAGCCACTTGCTGGCGATTGCTCCTAATGCCAACAGCTCCAGTTTGGTCAACGTGTCTCCGTCCACTGAGCCATGGGCTGGTAACTGCTTCAACGCTCAAGGTCGGGCAGGTAGCTTCCTGATCAAAAACGAATACCTCCGGCGAGAGCTGGAAAAAGTCGGCCTGGACACCAAGGAAACCTGGCGTTCGATCAACGATGCTGAAGGCTCTTGCCAGCACATCGAAGGGTTGAGCGATGAGGTGAAAGCGGTGTTCAAGACGATCCGGGAGATTAGCCCAATGTGGCTGATTGAGGCAGCAGCAGGGCGTCAACCCTTCATCTGCCAGTCTCAGTCGGTCAACTTGTACGTTCACCCGGACATCACGCTGCAAGAGATGTCGGACATCCACATCTACGCGTGGCACAAGGGGCTGAAGAGCCTCTACTACTGCCGCTCCAAGGCGGCGAAGAGCATGAAGGTTGGTACCGGGGGCGCTGAGCCTCTGAATGCCCTCCCAGTGCGATACACAATCTCCCTGGACGAGGACACTTGCCTGTCCTGCCAAGGGTAAGGAGCACACATGGCGTTAACCGTGGAAAGCTGTCTGGCGTTGCAATACAAGTACGTCAACTTCAGTTATCCGATCACGATGAACGAAGACATGATGTTCGTGGTGCCAATTCCACCATACAACACCTACTTCCTCATCGACGCAATGGACCATTCCTCCACTCACGGAGGGTCCCAACTCAAGCTGCTGATCGCTGGTTGGTTCCTCTTCCCTCCGTCGAACACCTATGAGTGGAACATCATGGGCGTTGCCGAGGCTGAAAAGAACGAACTGTTCATCCCCCACGAGGTGGAAGAGGCAGACATCATCCTCAACCCGATGCAACCCCCGCCAGAAGGCCAGCTATGGCCGCATGAAATCTGGACCGGGCAGTAAAATAGAGGGGCCTTCGGGCCCCTTCTTTAAAAGGAGAGATTGTGAGCGTATTTGTTGAAAGCACCAGTTACCGTCCCTTTGTGTACCCCTGGGCAGTCGAGGCAGCTCGTGTCCACGCCATCGATATGCACTGGGATGTTCACCAGGCAGACCTGACAGACGACAAACAGCAGTATTTCAGCACCTCTGGTCTGGGCACCAACCAGGTCCCCCACGAGAACCATAAGTGGCTGCTGGACAAAACTCTGTCCATGTTCACCGAGATGGACCGGACAGTCGGCGAGGGTTATACCAAGCTCCTCCCGTACATCAAGAACAACGAGATTCGAAACTGGCTCATCACTGCGGCTTCTCGTGAGGTGGTTCACCAGCGAGCCTATGCCCTGGCAGCCGAGGAGTTCGGGTTCACCGATGGCGATTGGAAAGCTTTTGCCTCCTATAAGGAGATGCGAGACAAGCTGGAGGTGATGGGAGAGAACCGTATCGATACAAGTTGGTCCGAGCCCCTTCAAGCTGCCTGTATCCTGGCCCAGCTTCTGACAGGTGAAGGTGTCGGCCTGTTCGGTGCCTTTACCGTGCTGCTGAACATGAAGCGCTGTGGCAAGCTGATCGGGTTCAACGACATCAACCAGTGGAGCCTGGCGGATGAGACCGACCACGTGGAGAAGAACATCCGCGTCCTGAAGGCCATGCGTAAGGACCTGACCCCAGAAGAGAACGCCATCCTGGACCAGGAAATCCGATACCTGATCGAGGACTATCGAGAGGCCGAGGTCAAGTATCTGGTCCTGGCCTTCGAGAAGGGCCCCCAGCACGATCTGACCTTCGAGCAGACTGTTGAGTACATCGACTACCTGTGCCGCCTCCGACTGTTCGAATGCGAGCTTCTCAAGGAGCACCAGGTAGGAGAGAACCCGTTGCCCTGGATGGAGTGGATGATCAACGCTGCCCGGCACGACAACTTCTTCGAGAAGAAGGTGACGGACTACAGCCACTCCAAGCTGAGCGGTGACGTGGATTACTCCAAGTACAATTTCATGTTGACTAGCCGATCTGGTTGACCTATCATAGCCCCCACGAGCTGAAGAGCCGTGGGGGCTTTTTCGTACCTGGAGGATTTTATGGCATCTCTTTTCATTCTTCGAATTGAAACCGTGTGTGGTAAGGGTATGTATGCCGACGCACTAAGCAGCAGGGTGCAATCCAAGGTTCTCCAGGCACTGGGATACCCCCGATGGCAGGCTACCGGCCTCTATATCGATCTTTGCATGTGCTTGGATAAGGAAAAGGAGCTACACCCCATCCCGGAGGAAGACATCCCTGGGTGGACAGACCTTGCCAAGAATGAAAAAGAGATGCTCACTTATTATTTCGGCTTCAGTTCGTGGGAGCAAGCGCGGGAGTGGGTAGGCTTGCGTGCTTTCAACGAGATGGGTATGATAGGGGCCAACCTTTGCATTTACGAGATGAAAGAGGAAGATGTCCTGCTGGGAGGGAAACAGGCCGCCTTCAAAATGGACAACGCTCTCCGGGTATTGAAGATGCCCATTAACAAGCGTATGCAAGATTTGATATGGGAGGAGATTGAAGGGTATGACGACTAAGCTGCTACGTTTCCAGGCAGAGAGCCCGAAAGGGGAGAAGATCACATTTTCCTTGAACTGGTGGTCAGATGGAAGTACAATCTGGTACCGTATCCAGGCAGATCGGGGAGCCTCCAGGGCTTTCACCGACATCCCATGCCAACGTGAAGCCATGAAGGACCTGATGGAGGCGAGAGATGTCTGGGTCCGGGAAGGGTTCTTAGACAAGTTCACCATGTTTACCACGAAAGGAGGAGTTGGATTCCATGAGTAAAGAAATCGAAGCGTTTGACGTAGCAGGCCGCCGGCTGCATGTGGGCGACCAGGTTGCCATCGCCAGCACCGCAGGGAAAGCAACCGAAATGGTGGTCACCACTGTGGAAGCTGTCCGGGCGAAGACCGTGATCCTGAAACATCCAACTGCCTGGGGTGCTCAAACCTCTCGGCGTCACGCGGCTGTGTGCAAGATTCCCGAACTGGCTGGAAAGGAGGTATAAAGTGAACAAGACTATTCGTAAGCAGCTCAACGACCACTACGACCGTCAAGGGCTGACGGGCAATCATCGCCGTCTGGCAATGAAGGCTGACCTCCGCCTGGTGGAGAAATACACGGACCCTGACATGGCAGCCTGGCTGAAGGCTTACCCTGTCGGCCTGGACGGTGCCTTCGTATGGTCGAACACTCCGGAGGGTCATAACTCCTGGTTGGATAAAAAGGTTCCCAACCGTTGACAGGCTGTACGGGGCCGGGTAAACTGGCCCTATTTCAACCGGGAGGTAAAGATGAACGATCAAAACTACGATTTTCATGCAGAGGGGAAATTCCCCGCCCACTGTGACGAACGGGCTGACCGCTTCTTCTCTCGGGTTTTCGTAGGGAAGAGTGTCAAGGGTGCGGATAAGTACGGCTACACCTACAGTTGGAACTCCCGTCACGCCGACCTTCAACCTACTTCCACCCTTCAACAGCGAGGGTCCCACTCCTGCTCCTTCTGTGGTCGTGCTGCTCTCCCTATCCAGAACAGCGGGGATCGGTTTGCCGGGTACGACTACTCCGTCGAGGGGTACACCTGCATCTGCTCCGGCGCCATGGACGAGCTTGACTGGATTGTTCAGGCCCAGAGGATGAAGAAACGTCACCAGGAGGAAGCGGAAGAGATGTTGCTTCAACGTCCGGTACCTCCAAAAGATGTCCGCCAGGAGCTGACAAAAAATCGTCTGATGAGGTTGCTTTCTGACGTGGAGAATAGTAACCTTGTCTCCGCAATGAGGCTCCTGGAGATAACCTCCAACCGCCCCTCAGTATGGAACGAAAGCTATGAACACTTGGGCAGCTAAACGCCAGGAAGAGATGGTCGAGTGCGGGTACTCTTTCAAAAAGCATGACGACGGGTACTGGGAGTGCCGAGACGAAGAAGGCGTCCTGATCGAGACTCATCGTCAACTAGGTAAACTGATTTCACTAATGGCCAACTCCCTGGGCATTGATTAGGAGGATTCCATGCAAGACCTTTATCGCCAACACCGTGCCGCTGTCAAGTCCCTCATCGAAGAGGGGCGAAAGCTGAAGGCCACCTACGTAATGACCCTCTACATGGAGGGTTCCAGCCCGAAGGATGAAGACCCTGCGGTAGCCCACCTCACGTTGGGTAAAACCTACGATGTTATCACAGACGGCCTGTACAAGGACGGTTCCTTCTACGTGGTGGACGATGAGGGCTGGGATCACCTGTTTCCCCTGGATATCCTGCCCGAAGAAGATGGATGCCCACGGTTCGATGTGTTCGATCACTTTGTGTTTAATGTGGAGGGTCCTCTCTGATGTACGAGATTCAGTTGATCAACGACTGCAACGGTTGCACTGCTACTCTACAGGTGGCCGATGAAGAGGCCGCTCTGGATTTAATGGAGGAGATGGAGTATGCCTGGACCCGCTATGGCAGTGATTGGATGCCGTCTTGGTTAGGGTTTAATCCGAAACTCTCTTGACAACACCGGAGGGCTCTTATACACTGAGCCCTCAACCACCTTTGGAGGATTTATGAACACTGCTCAAACCGTCGCAGACATCCTGATTCACCTCGCTGACCGTCTGTACACTCAGAAGGGTCGATGCCTCATCGACGGGCGCTGCAACTATGTAGATGGCCAGGGAAATCACTGTGCTGTTGGGCACCTCCTAAGCTCCCAGTCGTGGGAGTTCGCTTCCAAGTGCCACGGCGGCGTGCCATCCCTGGAGAACGACTGGGCGCGGCGTAAAGATGGAAGTGTGGAGACTCTCTATGACGAGAAGTTCTTCATCGCAGACATCGGTGTTCGCCGCCGTCTGTTGGACTCTTTGCAGTTCTACCATGATGAGCCGTCTATGTACTGGACAGTGGCTAAAAGCCCGTCATTCTCAAAGGTAAGCCTCCTGTTGTCTATGGTGGATTTCCTGAACACTCAAGGCCTGGACTTTGTTGAGCGCCCCCAATCTAGTGTTAAGGGCTTCTGGTCGGAAGCTAAAGGAATTCTTCGCAATCGGGGGTACCACGTATGAACAAGGCTCTCCTTCTGAAAGACCAGTTGGCAGCAGCCCTACGATGTGAAGACCATACCCTGCAAGGTGTTGTCAGTTCTATCGTGTTCGGCCCTGCCCAGGGGCTTGATCATAACGGTATTGCGATCCGTGGGCCGGGGCTTCTAAGTGATCACCGGGAACTGGTACAGCGAGCCGACAGGGTATGGATGAACATCGCCTACCGTCGAGCAGGTTTGCTAGTCAACATGAACGGCTTTACCCGGTCTGTGGTAGATGTGTTTATTCTCAAAGACAGGTATCACGGGCTGACAGGGTTGAGGTCCGTGGGTGTGGGGGAGGGATGGGCAAATGCCCTGGCCATCGACTGTGCCCTGCTGAAGAAGCAGTTCGAAGTTATTGTCGAAATCCCTTACCAGTACGAGGGGTGGGCAACCGACCTGGTACGGGCAGGTGAGATTCCTGAAGGTGTGACCATCATGTCCTCGGGGGTGTAGATATTTGAGGGGCTGGGGATATTTGCTCTAGATATTTGGGTGGCCCCCTATTTCGAGCTAGATATTTGAAGGGGCCTCCCAGCCTCGCTATCACATTTTTAAGCCGGCCCCTGACTCACGGCCTAGGTTAGGGGAAAAATCGTCTCCTAGGCCCCTCAGAGGAGCTTACAAGTGCATATCAACATCACGCTTACAGTCGGTCCTGAGATTCGTTGTAAGAAGTGCGACTGCCCCACCCCTGCCCGGGATATCGTAGAAGGCCTCTGCCCTTCCTGCCGGACACTCAAGGCCTGGGAGGCGCTCGGGCAGGCTGCTCAAGAGCTGTGGGCTTCCACTTTCAAGAGCGTCAAGATCGATTCCGTTCGGCTTGAGCAAGGTACCTGACAGATTTTCACAGCCGGGCGTAAGGTACTCGACAGATTTTCACCGAGCGCCCAAGGTACTCGACAGATTTTTACAGAGACAGGTATCAAAAGAACTGTCAAGTTTCCCTCCCCAGGCGGCCCGACCCCTCGGCCTCTTGTAGCACGTCAACTTCCCGCTGTAGCACGTCACTCCCCCGGTAAGTAGCTCCCTATCTATCCCTCCCTCACCGAAACTACCTTTCACATGCAATCACCATGCCAACCTTGAAAAGCGCGCAGGGGCGGTGTTTGTCTCCGGCGCCCGGCCCCTCCGGCCTGCTTTCCCGCATGCCTACAGAATGCCAGGATGAGCCTGGAGTGTCAAGCCTTGGGCCAGGATTTTTCATCGCCGACCTGGCATGCTCTTTGCTACGCTTGCGCGTTCCTCTACCTGGCGTTGCCGGAGCAATTTCTTAAAAAAGGGGGTTGACTTCTAACCGTGCCACCGTAGAATGACCCTCAAGCAAGGCAAACAACCTGTAGGAAGGTAACCATGCAAAAAGCTCTCTGCAATCAACGTGACCTGTACGCTGCCTATAACCGTGGCGAGTATGACCGCGTGGCCGTAGACCTGAATCGGTACTTCCCTATCGAACGGGACAACCAATGGGAAGACGGAGATGCTAACCTTCGTCGCCGCACCTATCTGGTGAAGCACTCGAAGGGCGTGGCCAGGTGGCACACTCTCTATCGTAATGGCCAGGTTCACGGCGTCGGCGTTATCTTCGACGTGAAACCAGATGAACCCTGGCAGTATCTCCAACGTAAAGCCGGGTCGAGTCCTTCCGCATAGCTTGAGGAGATGCAAGATGCAAGCCTGGAACGTATTCCTTAACGGCCAATTGATCGATACTGTTTTCTTCGACGTGATGGCGGATACCGAAGAGGTTCGGAAATCGTTGATCAATCACGACGGGTACCACTCTGACATTGTTGTAAAGGAGGCACAGTGATGCCCATCAAGGTAGGGGATATCGTAGCCATCCGGGGCGACCTTCGGAAAAAGCTCGACGGAACGTGCCAGTATCTGCCTGAACAGCTAGTGGACGGTAAATTCCTCAAGCATACCGGCACGGGAGAAATGTGGACTGGCCAGGTGGAACGTGTCCAGGGTGATATGGCCAAGGTAGGCGGGGGCTGGCGCGGAATTGAATCCTATGTGCCAGTCAGTGAAATAAACGCTTGACAACCTGGCTAACCGTCCGCACAATAGCACTCACTAACACCAACAGAGGTAACACACAATGCAAATTCATTTCTCCTCCCGCCCCGCAGCCCGTGCTTTCGTGAAGGGTTCTGCCGTACCTCGCCAGGTTGCTGATAACGGCGCTGAAGCCTCTCGCCGCTGGGGCGTCAAGCTGAGTATCTCGCCGTGCGTTCGCGTGTTGGGTTGTGATCACTTCGCCACTGGCAAGACTGGCAACATGGTGCCGGTTTACATCAAGTAACGTCAGAGTGCTTTTAGGGTTGCCCCTGGACGCCGGGGGCAGCTTGCCTAAATCCACTCCTGAGGAGAACACACGATGAACATTGCTCAAAAAACCCTCCTGGCTTTCGCTCTGGTCACTCCCCTGGCCGTGGCAACCGGCGCAATGATCGGCAAGGCCGTTGCCCTGCCCCCTGCCCTGGAAGCTCAAGCTATGAGCCTGAAGGCTGAACACGCCAAGGATGTGGCAGACAACTATGTCCCCAAAATGAACATCATCCATACCGCTACAGGCGCCATCGAGTTGGGCCAAGTGTTCGGTGATCGCTTGGCGGGGAAGGTTGAAATGATCGTCAGGGGCAAGGTGCTGGCCAGCACTCATATCAACGGTCGTAGTGTTCAGCAAGCCCTGGAAGAGGCGGCGGGCGGGACTATCGAAGACCGCGTACTGAATAAAGATGTCACTTTCCGAATCACCATGGATCGCCTGTACCAGTCCGAAAACTTCCCTCAGTTTACGGTGGTGATGCTCAATTCCTACGTCTATGGCAAGGACGGGGACAGCATGACAGCCCTGGCCGCCCGCCTGGAAAAACAGCGCCTGGCAACTGTGAAGATGTTCGAAGAAACTCGAATCCTGAAATAAAGTGTTGACACGGAATCTCGTGTCTGTAGAATAGGCATCACAGAGGGGGACGGTCCCCCTCCTCCTAAAAGGAAAGCTTGCATGACCACTCTCGATCCTAAAGTTCTGGCACGTCAAGGCATGATCAAGGAAGCTGTTCAAGCTTTCAAAGATATGGGCGTAGACTCCCCCCCCTGGAATGCTGAGAATGTGGCAACATTCCGAAACTACGATGTCACCTTGGGCGAGGTAGACTTGTCTGAAGAGGAGTTTGTGGAAGAGTTGGATTCTATCCACGAAGCGATTAAGATCGGAAACATCTCCTTCTCTGCCGGTCAAGTGCTGCTCAAACTGGACCCTGTAGCCTTCCGTTGTGCATGCGGGGAGTATGAGTCTCAGTTGGACGCAGAGCTTGAGGAGGCACTGCAACACGAAGATGACGATTGTATCGAATTCTTCGTCGATCCTGCCGATTGGGGAGAGGTGGAAGAAGAGGAAGAATAAGGGTTGACAAGGGGCCAGGAAACTCCTAAACTGGCCCCAACACCAACGAACTGAGGGTAACACAACATGGTCAAGTTCGAAGAGATTGCACAGCGTTTCAAGAATTCCCAACGCCGCTGGGACAAGCCAGGCGTCATGGCTGCCATGCAAGAGGCGGTCAATAACGCCCCCGTCAAGGTGGTGGTAGAGTCCACCAGCAAGGCGCTCAAGCCGGACACTCCTACCGTTCGGATCATCGTCCGGAAGTGGATCAAAGCTCGGCTCGGCGAGGAGTTCACCGTGTACGATATCATCCCCTACGTCCACCACCTGGCCACCCCCAGTGACGTGAACAACGCCCTCAAGCATTGGAAATTGCAAGGCGTGCAAATCCCCACCATTCGCCAGCAGCAGCGGGAAGCGGGGAAAGCTGGCCGTCCTATCAACGTGTATCGTTGCGATGAGTTCGCAGCCTGACCTTTCACTCTGAGGAGATATATCATGCGTACTGACAAATCCGGCGCCCGTTCCGAACGTAAAGAAGCCATCAAGGCGAGCCGTGAGCTTCTTTACGTTCGGAAGAACAAGCGGAAACAATGGGTCAGTAAGGATTGACCTGGCGCCGGGGGCGCCTTCCCTAAACCCTGGACATTCTCCAGGGTTTACGAAAGATGCTCTAAATGATACACTGCAACCCCACATTTGAGGTTTAATCATGGTCATTGAATGTTGTCCTGGACCCGTAGAGTATTGCTTTTCCCTGGCGCTGTGCCTGGCTAAGGCTGGGGTTAAAGTGAAACTGTTCCGAACCGGTAAAGAGTGGGGAGTGATTCCGTGCCGAGACGTTTAAGAGCCATTCCGACCTGGGTATCTGGGGGAGATGAAGAAGACACCCCGCGCAAGCCTGTCCTTTCAGTGATAGACCGGGCTTGCCCTATTCAACGGAAGTTAAATGCCCTGGACCGAGATTGCGAGGAGTTACGGCGCAAGCAAGATACCCTAGAGCCTGCCACTTTTGACCAACTGGCCAATAGCCTGGAAGAGCGGCGGCAAGCCTTGTGGAAGGCCTTTGAATCCAAGTACGGCGCAGAGCCTGAAGAGGACAGCCACGACACCATCAAGGCCCTGGCTGACGCCAGTATTCAGCCCGCGCAACATGTGGACAGCGGGGCATTGCTGTTGTTGGGCTTAGCGGCGGTACTCTTCGCCGCCTGGCTGTTCAAATAAAAGATCAAAAAGGGCTTGACGTGCGCAACGGATGGCCCTAGCATCTCTCTCATAAACACAAACCCTTACTTACAAGGTAGATCGAAACATGAATACCAATGCAAACCCCGCGCAAACCCTTACTCCCGCCGACGCTTTGGAAGCGGTGGAACTTCTGATGATCCTGGGAATCGAGGCGTACCAATCCGGTGCATGGTTGAATGAAAGTGATTCAACTGTTCAGGTTACTGACAGCGCTATTGCGTTGTGGAGCAGCACTCTTAACCGCTACAAGCTGCTGGACCTGGCACGGACGTTTGCTGAAGAAGCCAGCTTGTTAGAACTTCAAATCAAAGCCCGGGAGGTTTGCTAATGATCAGTCTCGTTCTCACTCTCTGCACTGCCCTGGCATGTGATGATTATGTGATCGCGCAAGACAGCGATGCTGACATCATCAATCACACCCTGTACGTTGAATCTGAAGAGTTAGGCGATGCCTGGGTGGCCCCTAACGCCAACGACCGCATTGGCCGCTACCTGGCACGGTTCAACATCTCCACTCCCCCGGCTATGGTAGTGGACTACGACTACACTGTGGAGGGTAACTGAAATGCATTGGAACATTCTCGACGATGTACGCGCCAGCCTGGCAATGGTTTTCCTGTTCGAAGCGGTCCATGATGTGGCTGCCTGGACCCTGCTAGGCCATAAGCATGGCTTTGCCATTGAAGACGTGGCCGCCCTGTCCGCCGAGTTCTACCTACCTCTGACGGAAGTATTCCAAGCCCTGGAGGAAGCATCTGGCGATGTGGAAGAGGTAAGGGAAACCCTGCAACAGGCCGCCGCAAGTCGATTAGTCGATGACTCCCTGGACTACTACAGTCGCTAACACCAGCCCCGCTCATGCGGGGCTTTTGTTTGCCTGAAATAAAGTGTTGACACTATAGGCCCTTCCTGTAGAATGGCCGCCATACACAAGGAAAATGTTCCACAACATCCTCTGGAGATAATCATGCGTTCGATCAAATCCCTCGCACGAGAAGCCTACAAAAACCGCTATGCGTTTGCACGTGTAACCGTTGCCCGTGATGGAAATATGCTCGGGCATTGGGCCGGAGTTCGAACCCCTTCTTTTCACGTCTAAGAGTCTTGCTGTTCAATACGCCAAGCAAATCATCAAGCACGGAAAAGCGCACGACGTTTTCCCACCCTTTACGCCTGTTATCGAGACCCGTCACAAGGCGGATATGCACCGGTTCACCGTCCACGACAAAATCCCTGAATAAAAGCTTGACTTCCCTCCCGCTTCCCGTAGAATAGGCTTCAAAGGGCAAGGGCCCTCTTTCATAAAGGTGACACAAATGAAAAATATCGAACTGAACATCGGCGGCAAAGACTTCACTTTCAAGGTGGAGGTGGTGAGAGATGATGAGCATGGGGCGCCTTGGGAAGAGCAAGATGGGCATGGCCCTGTGAGCGATTGGACCTGTCGAGATAAGCGCCCTGGCGAGTTAGTCTTGAACAGTGACGGAGCCAGGAAGCGTTTCTATGACTTCTCCGAGGCCTGCCGGATTGCCCTCCGTGATGGTTGGGATTCTTATCCTCACAACCTCTTTGGCGAGCAATCCAAACGCCAGCAAGCTGCAAAGGCAGCCCGTGCCGACTTCGAATATCTTCGCGCATGGTGCCAGGATGAATGGTATTGGGTAGGGATTATCGTCACTTTGCTGGACGAAGATGGGAATAAAACGGACATCCGCGACTCTTTGTGGGGACTGTCCAGTAACGATGAAGACGGCATAGCTTATGAGGCTGGAATCATCGCCGATGACCTGGCAAGGGGTTATGACGTCCGTTGGGGCGAGGTCGTAAAAAAAATACGTATGAATTCTTCTAAAATCGCTTGACAGTCTAGGCCATTCGCGTAGAATGGCCCTCAAGCAAGACAAACCGCCGACAGGCAAAACCTCAAGGAACTAAGCCATGACTACCGAAAACCTTTCCTCTCAAGAAATTGAAACCGCCGTTGACGAATTCCTGAAGTCAATCGACGTTACCCTGGCCACCGTGTGCCGAGGTGAGCGCAACAGTGAAGGTTGGGTGCATGACCTGTGGGATGTAAGCCTCATCCGTGGTGATGGACGCCCTGGAGTTCTCGACACTGAATTCCGCACTGGCGTGGGGCATCGCAGAACTACAGTCCCCATGCCGTTTGAGATACGTCGTCTGGCTCCGAACATTCTGGCACGGGTGGAGTGGGAAAAACGTTACCTCAAACCTGTAGCGCCTAAGGCTGCCTGTATCCTGTCCAACCTTATCCTCGACTGCGATGTCGGTGGTCACACCTTCGAAGAGTTCTGCTGCGACTTAGGTTATGACACAGATAGCCGGAAGGCCTTGGACACTTACATGGCGTGTCAAGAGACTACATCCAAGCTTCGCCGATTCTTCTCTCAGGAAGAGATCGAAACCCTCCGCCGACTGGTCGAGCATTACTGAAAACCGAGCCCCCGTAATGGGGGCTTTCTTTTTCCTAAAAGGCTTGACCTGGCTACCGCTTCCTGTAGAATGCGCATCAAAGGGAAGCACAAAGCTCCCCAAGCATGAGAAATGCACTCGCAAAATCACCTTGCTAGCGCCTTCTGGAATTTCTGCCATCGACGCCAAGGAGCGTGCTGAAGTCGCCGCAATGATTGGTTAGTATATTCTAGCAGGATTCGAAGTTTCGATTCAGCACTAACACCTTAAACCCGGAGTACCGACAATGAAACGTCAATATACTGATTCCTACTATTGCAAAGCAATCACCGGCATGATCTCTGTCCTCGGCAGCAAGAAAGTTACCACTCAAGCGCCGCCGTCGATGAAAGCCTCTCGAAATAAACTGCTGAAAAAGATGATAAAATACGTCGCACGGGCAGGATGGAAACCGTAATCGACTAATTATCACAGCCCCGGCTTGCCGGGGCCTCTCACAGGAAAGGCCATGAAAAACGTTCAAATCTGCTGTCCGAAGTGTGGAGCCATCAACGGCGGCAACAGTAAACACAAGTGGTCAGTCGCATTAGGTAAGAAGTGGTGCGGCCATTGTGGGTCTAACCTCTCAAGCAAGGAAAGAACATGAACGCCACCCTGGCACGCCTACAGAACGAACGCTGTGCAACCCTTCGCCTGATGCTTCTGCCGGAGCATCGTGGATACCAGTTCACTGGCCACCGTGTGCCGAGGTGAGCGCAATCTCCACGATGAAGCCAGGTCCATCCGCAGCCATCACAGCTAACCCTTACCAGCCCGGCACAGCCGGGCTTTCTCTCACAGGAGGAAACATGAAAATTCAGATTGGCCAGCATACCCTGGAAATTACAGCCCCGATCCGCAACAACCACCTAGCTACAGAGTATTGCAGTGTGTCCTTGAACGGGAAACGTATCTACGGAGGTTTCAACCCTTTTGAAGCCTGGGGACTGTTCGAAGCCCTGGAGAAAGCCCTACTCACTGTCGAAGCTCAGGCAGCGCCCCTAGAGGAAAGCTTGCATGACTGGTGATCTGAGCAGCCCCTTCGTCCCCTATGCCTCAGTGCCAGAGCCTATGTTTGAATTCGAATGGTTCGACGTAGGGAATGCCGTCATCGAGCTAGAGCCAGGATGGCTAGTAGGGGTCGGGTTTGGAGTGGATAGCTTATTTGTGCTCACCTACGTCGAAAAGGAACCATTCGCCGAGTGGCTGCCCTGGACCCCCAACCTGAGGTCATAGACTCCTATTCGGTGTGACTAGGTTTCTATTCGGTCGCCATAATAATGACCCTGGGGAGGGTCCTACGGACCGTCACGATAACAGGGGAATTATGGCCATGTTAACAGGGCCTAGAGGCTTCTACGAAGCCAGTTTAGCCTAGGCAGTACCCTAGGATGGGAATGGCCTTGAAAAGGCCGTATGCGCGCCCCCAGGGGGCCTATCGGGGAGGGAGTGGGCAAGTGCCCCCTCCCCGTGTCTAAGCCTTACCAACTGGACTCTACGAGTCTATTTCAACAGGCTTCTACGAAGCCATATGATCACCAGGCATAACACCAATCATGCGCAGAGCATCCGGGTAGGATGTTCAAGCCATTGGTCCCTCCTCTCTGTCAAGAATTCTGTAACATTCACTAGGTCACGTCGTGACCCATTGTGTAACAGTCAGCAGACTGTCATTCGGGCAGGGGCATTTGCCCCCTTCCTGCCCTCCTAAACTGACTGGCTTCGTCGAAGCCTTCCCATGCCACCAGCCCGATTATGTAACAGCCTGGCCATGACCATGGCCCATTGTGTAACGGCATTGCATGCCAGGATCACCAGACAGCCTCAGCCAGGGCAATTGTGTAACCATTCCCCATCCCAGCAGCAGAATATCCCCAGCCAGGAAGCCCATGACCACCCCCATTGCATCTCAGGTGATCAGCCCCTGGAATACGGCCATTGTGTAACGGAACACAGGGACACCAATGCCTACCCATGCCCTAGTAGGCTTCTTCGAAGCGAGCTAATGCCGGCGTCTCTCTACCCTAACGGGAAGAGTTCCCCCTTTATTATGGCGACCGAATAGAGAATGCCCGGTTCATGCGGCCTGTAGGCCATTACAATGGCCAGCCATGGGAAGGATTGCATTACACAATAGGCTTGCCCTCACCCATGAATTGACAGGCCTCTACGAGGCTAGCCAGGCTCAGCTAGTGAGCTTGAGTTACACAATTCATCCTCACATATTGCCCCACTCCCCATGCCACACCCCTGACATTCAACCCCATGCCCCAGCTTCAGCAGATACATTTGCTTCGACGAAGCCTGGATATTTCCAGATCATGACGGCGCCTCATGGCCACCCTAGGGTCTTGTT